GTAATCTATTTTAATACCTAAGTATTCTTTTTGACCAACTTTATCTTCAATCACTTGTATCTCCTAAATGATATTTTTTATCTTCTAATGCTATAGCTATTATAGCATAGTGTATAATCTTTAACAAATCTAATTCAGGGTCATTACCTTCTTTCTTACCACACCTCATAGCATACTTCATAATATTACCCATACAAAAACCTTTGCCATGTCCTGCATCAATAATCATATCAGTAGCTTGATATTGTCCTTGGGCATAATGTCTTTCATATGTACCGTCTACATATCTTTTGACTTGTTGTATTATATTGTCTTCGTTAAATTTATATTCCATAATTATTCTTTCCATTCTTTAGGTAGTGTATGTTCAGAGAACCACCTAAAATTATTTTTTTCTGCCCACTCTGCATGGCTACGTTTTGTTCCGTCTTTGCGTCTCTTTGCCTGTGGCATTGGAGAGCTAGGACTAGAAAACAAAAAGACTAACTCTTGATTAGGCTTTAAACTTTTTCTAATCCAAACGTATTTATTGTACTCACTATAATCCCAAAATCTACCTTTGGCTTCTAATAAATATTCTTTACCGTCTATTATTTTTGTGAAGTCAGGTTCATAGCTGTGTTCCACTATGTAAGAAATTTTATCTGAATGATGACTCCAATCTTTTAAAGAACTTTGATGTAAAGTATATTCCCATTTAGAGTCATAACCTTTAGGTATATCTTTTTCTATAGGTCTAACCTTCCGTGGTTTTCGATATCCTCTTTTCACACAATATCTCTTAGTTCTATATCATTTAAGTTCATCAGTTTAGATTTTTTCTTAATGTTTTGAATAAACCACCTTTCTGTAAAAGAAGATAGTTTTAAGTTCCTTTCATGATAAATATACTTTTCTAATGTAGGAAAAAAATCTTTGTAGTTTTCTTTCGTTATATCTTTAGCATCTTCTTCGGAAACTAAAGTATGTAACCATTCATACATTAACTCGTGTGCTTTCTTTTTAATTAACTTAGATTTACGTCTGTTCATAATGTTGCTGAATCATAGTTCTTAACTAATTTCCAATAAGTTAGTAAACTGTTAAACATTTCTTTGTGTTTTTTATGAGACTCTTTATCCCATACAAAAGGTAAAACTAAACTTGTATCAGCTCTATCTACAAAGATAGAAACTCTTGTAGGTTCATCTATGTTACAACCTTGTGCGTATGCTGACAACTGCATACCGTGGTCGTCATAAACTAATTTAGATGCTTCTTTACCTTCTAAGTTATCTTTAGTTTTAAAGTCAATAAATATACCTGATTTAGAATACAAATCAATTTTACCACCATAACCTTGAGTAGCACAAAACGAGTCTTCTGCTATCCATTCTTCATCAGGGAATGTTTCATCTAACCAAGACTTAATAACTTTGTATGGTTTAGTTTGTGCTTTACCTTGAAATCCTTTTTCTATTTGAGCATGAATTTTAGTTCCTTGTTTTGCAGCTTCTAAACCTACTTCTTTACCTGCACTCATACATTTACTAATATAGTTAGGGTCATCATTATCTATTTCTCTAGAAGCTAATAAAGCTTGTGTAATTTTCCAATTATCTAAAGAAGGTTTAGCAGACATACCAATAATGGTAGTAACAGAAGGAACAAGACCTAAAGACCTAGCGTCTCTAAGTGTAGTGTTTCGTTCTTTACCGTTAGCACCTATAAGGGTATACATAGGTTTACCTTCATGGTCATACCAATGTCCTGCTTCTGATGTGTAATTATTTTTTGTTGTCATTCTTTTTACTCTCTTTAAAAGCTTTGATTACGTCAGTTGAAAATAACTTCTGTAGATTAATTAAGAACATACGACTGGCATTGTTATCACCACCTGATACAGTCTTAAAAGTATCTAAATCATTTACAATTTTTTTCAGAGTATCTGTTTTAAAAACTAAAGTACAGTATTCATCTTTACCGATGCATAGGTTGTGAAACCAATAATCAGCTTCTGTTGCTTTGATGCCAGAGGGTTTACCCCATGACTCATATTCTATACAAATATTACCTGACTTTTGCCAAATATCTTTTTCTGATTTGACTTCAATCTTTTTATTTGTAAGCATGTCTGCTATTTTATCTTCACGTATTGTACCATACTTTAAATCAATATCAAACTTTTTTCTATCTTTTTTAGTGGGTTTCATTCCAACTGTCTCCTATTTTATATTCACCCGTTAGTGGGCATCTCATGTTAAAAAACTTACCTGCATCTTCTATACATTTAACTGCTAACTCTCCTACATAATCAGCTTGAGTTTCTTTTACCTCAATCTGCCATTCGTCATGGATATTAGCAACAAACTTATAGTCTATTGCATTTAGCTTTAATAAATTATCTAATAGTATTAAAGCTTTTTTCATTACGATTGCACCACCACCCTGTAATAAAGTATTCAGAGCTGAATGCTGATGTCTTAAAATTATTTTACGACCGTCTAATCCTTTGAGATAACCCTTTGACGATGCTCTTTCAACTCTATTTGTAAGAGCTTTAAATGATGGGTTACTATCAAAAAACTGTTCTCTAAGTTGCTTACCTGCTCTTGAACTTCCTCCAATGATGCTTCCAAGTTTAGCATTTCCTGCTCCGTACATGAGGGCATAGATGAAAGTTTTAGCCTGATTTCTTGATTTAAGTTTTGCAAGTTGTTGATTAGTTGTGTGTATGTCTCCGTGGAGAATTGCATTTGTGTATTCATCATCATCCATATAATGTGCTAACATTCGTAGTTCTAAACTACTAGCGTCAACACCTACTAATTTATTACCATTATCTACTATCCAACAACTTCTACACTCAGCACCATAAGGACTATTAACACTTGGAACTTGTGCCATGTTAGGATTTCTATGAGCCATTCTTCCTGTAATAGCTCCTGTAGAAATAACTGCTCCATGTACTCGTTCATCAGTACCTACTGCTTCAATCCAAGAATGTATTTGAGCAATTCTTTTTTGATACAGTAAGAAGTCTGCTATAAGTTTAGCTTCATAGATATGTGTTATATCTTTTAAAGTACCTTCGTCAACTTTGGGTTGACCTGTAGGTGTAAATTCTCTTGGCTTCCAACCAAAATCTTGTAAGTATTCTCCAATCTGTTTACGAGAGCCTAAATTAAACTCTTGTAAGCGTTGTCTCATGAATGGTTTAAATGGTCTTACCCCATTCATTATATCAGAATATTCTTGATTGGTCAATCCCTGTTTGGACAATTCTCCATTTTTTTTCTTACGAGGTATAACTTCTTTCTCGTCAACCCATTTAGGTTTAAAAGTTTTATGTACTTCATCTACAGTTTCTTGTAATAATCTACCTAATTTACTCATAAGCATAGTAGCTTCTTTCATATCAAATAGAAAACCATTACGTCTTTGTTGACCTAATATGTTTGTTATGTCGTGCTCAATCCTAATACATTCTTTAGAAAAACCTGCTGATTGAGTTTGTAAAAAATGATATAGTTTTTTATTCAGCGTTACATCTGTAATACAATACTTTAACATATCATCTGTAAAGTCTTCCCATTCAGGAGATTGAGCTTTGTGAAATCCAAGCCGATATCCCCAAGACTCCAAGCCATGTCCACCTTCACGACTAGGTTTAAATAATCTAGATAAAACTAAAGTATCTACAACTTTATTTATATCATATAAATCTATTCCTTTTAGTTTTTTAATAACTGGAATATCAAACTCAATGATATTGTGACCAATAAGTTTATCAGCTTTCTGTAAAAACTTTATGCCTTCGTCTATTTGTTTGTTATCAAACGCATGAACACAATCCTTTTCATCTATTGCAACAATACAATGAATTTTACTAGCGTCTAGTCCGTCTGTTTCTATGTCAAAAACTAAATCCATAATGTCTCCTAATTAAAATGGAACACTCAAATCTTCTTTACTACTATTTAGTAATTCATTGTCAGAGTATTCTGATAGTCTGCCCGTATCTTTATCATAAACTAAAGCAGTAGCCATACCAACATCACCTGTATATCTGGACTTTAAAACTCTAAGTCTTGTAGTCCTAGACTCTAACTCATCTTCTGACTGTTGGTCACGCTCTAAAGCTATAACACAATCAGATAACTGTGCGATAGCATTTGAACCTCTAAGGTGAGATAGACTTACGCTAACTCCGTTTTCATGTCCTTTGTCTCCCTGCACTCTACGTAAGTGAGACACTAATATAACTCCTGCTCCTGTTTCTTCAACTAAACTACGCAGTCTAGTCATAATGTTATCAATAGCTCTGCGTTCATCACCTTCTGTAACTGAGCTAACTAACATATGTAAGTGGTCAACTACAACCCATTTGCAATCACAACCTACAATAAGATATCTAAGTTTAGAAAAGATATCATCTAAATCATTTGTACCAAAATGTGCATGTAGGAATACTCTATCATTACTAAATATTTTGTCAAACATTTTCATCAAAGTATCTTCATCATATGTATCTCTAACGCTATCTATGTATAGTCTAGCATTAGCTTCGATAGACATGATACCGTCTACTGTGCGTCTCCAGTCTTCTTCTAGTGCAATGATACCTACATTGTCCTCAGTATGATTAACAAGCCAATGTTCAATCTCTCTAGTAATAGAAGACTTACCAAGTCCTGTACCACCAGTAAGAGTTATCAACTCTCCTTGTCTCATACCAATAAGTTTTTTGTTAAGACCTTCCCAAGGATAAGGTACACTAGCTTTCTTATCTCGTTTGAGAAACTCTTTTTGTTTTTCTGAAACTCGTATGATACCACTAGGGGTAAAGACTTGAGCATCCCACCATGCCCTAGTAAATGCTTCGTAGTTCTTGCTACGTAACATATCATTAGGGTCTTTGAAACCTTCTGGTAGAGTAACTATCTTACACTTGTTTGGTTTGATAATCTTAGCTACTTCTTGTGCGTATTCCTGACCTGCTTGGTCTTTGTCAAAACAAAGCACTACATTATTAAAACTTTCTACGTACTCTAAACTTTCTTTGATATCTTTTACTGCTGATTGAGCACCACGTTTAATTGATACAACTGCCCACTTGCTACCAAGTAATTCGTATGCAGCCATAGCATCACACTCACCTTCTACAATAGTAAGATACTTGCCACCTTCTTTGAATAAGTGTTGTCCAAATAATCCTGTGCCTTCAAAGTTGCCTTCTGTTGAAAATCTTTTATCTTTTACATATCTAATTTTGTGTGCAGTTAATTCATTGTTGTTGTAGTAAGGGTATAGATGTTGAGATAGCTCTCCATTGGCATCATATACAACCTTTACACCATACTTCTTAGCAGTATCTGCAGATATATTTCTATCTGTAAGTGAAGCAAACATACCACCATGAGATAAGTTTGCAGGTGTTGATTGAGGTTTTGGTTTGTGTTCCACCGAGCGTACTCCTATATTATTTTTGTTAGGTAAAAATTCTCCACAACTAAAACACTTTGTAGAGCCGTCTTCATTTAAAGACAATGCGTCTGAGCTACCACAAGTATTACAAGGTAGATGAAATTTTACAAACTTATTATTATCATTCATATATGTTATCCATAAAAAAAGCTAGACATCTTGCACAGAAATGCCTAGCTTTAAAGTATTGGAACAATCTAATTATCTTCTGTGCTTACTTCATCAGATTGTTGAGGTGCGTCAACATTGTATAGTTCTACAATTCTATTTGAAAAGAAATTAATACCTGCTTGTAACTCTTCCAAGTCTAAAACAATATTAGCTTTCTTTTGATTTAGTCTTTGTAGTCTTCCAAAAATTTGTTGACCTTCTTCTGGTAAATCCTCTATAAACACTTGTACATCATCTATAGTGATGAATGGTTTGTTAGAGTCTAATACTTCTGTTTCTTGTTCAGCCACGTTAAAACTCCTCTCCGTCTCCAAATGGGTCAATCTCTGAACCGTCTGCTGACGTAACTTGAACAAGGTCAAGTACTTGCATGGCTTTAAAATCTAAGCCTTTACCTGTTTTACCTTGCCAGTTCCAGTCATACTCGTTATACTGTACTCGTACTGTAGAACCGTTACCTATCATGTCGTCAATGAGTTCCTTGTTAGCATTGTAAAGCTTGGGTGCTTTACGTACCATACCGTTTGGTCCATTAACTTTTCTTTTTATAGTGATAGCTTTACCTACAGGTACAGGATTACCACTTGAGTCTTTAACTGTTAAGTCTTTAACTCTGTGACCTGACGATTGAAACTCAGATGCAGTCTCCTCGTCAACTACTAAGTCTACTGAATAGACTGGCTCGAATGTAGTGTTGGGTGTGGTCACACTTGCCCAATACGCTTTTCCTTCTACTAATGCCATATGTTTTCTCCTATTTGGCTTGATTGTTGATGTGATGCATTATACTCCCTTCTTCGTTTATTGTCAAGCAATTTTTTTCAGAAAGTTTATAATACCTGATTGTTCAGAAGAGTCTACATGAATAATAAACTGTTTACTTTCTTCATCATACTCGTTCATGTAACAGTCTTCATTCTCGTACATGGTTTGCCCATGCTCTAAACAAAAATTATCCCATTCATTAAACTGAGATTGTGTTAAAATAAATTGTTGCATATCATTGTGCTCCTAATAATTTAATACGAACAGAACAGTTATTAGCTGTACCTGATGCTAAAAAAGAATTTAAATAAGATTGTATTCCTCTTTTAACTTTATTAGGTACATAACTGTCATAACTTATATTGATTATGTTAGCATCTTTTACATCATAAAAGACTGTAAAAGAATAGTCTCTTCTCAAATAAATATCTTCAATAAAAGGTAAAAGATTTTTATTTGGAGTAGGGCAAGAAGCAGTAGTTATCTTTACTGTTGGTACTTCGACAGGCATTTCGGGTACGACAGGAGCTTCTACAACTTCTTGCTCTGTTAGAGTTTGAGGTGGGGTTTCCTCATTCTCTTTAGTTATTGAAGGAGCAGGAGTGCTTTGCAAGTCCTGTGTTCGGTCTTCTTCTATAACTAATTCTTTTTCAACTCTTTGTGATTGAGAGTCAAAAAACATTTTATAAAAAGACTCAGCAGAGTTTTGAGTATATTTTAAATCCTCTCTAAGTTCTTCTAATTGTATTGAAATGTATTCAATTTGATTGTTATTGTTACTAATATCTTTAATATTTTTATCAAGATAATTTGATATAATTATTAAATCATTATTTAATTTATTAATTTTTTCAAATTGTTCATTTTGATATTGTTTCTCTTCTACAATAGTATTCACAAACCAACCAAAAAATATTAAATAAGCTCCAATGTATATGTAATCTTTTCTTTTCATTGTTGTGTCCTCTTTTTAATTCTTTTGAGTTTACCTCTCCAGTTTCTTTTCCAAACCTCTATTGTACCATTTTGAAAGTGTACTGTCAAGACTCCTTTGTTTCCATGTAGTGCAGTTATAGTATCTCTTTTCTGTTGCTCTGCATACATTTCATGTACGTCATACTCTGTCATTATTCTTCTTTTTGTTTAACTGAGTATAATAATGGTCGCATATCAGTTACGACTTCTGACATATAGTCTAATACTTCTTCTTCTGTTGGGTGAGAATAACAATCTAAAGTAATAGTTATTTCCCAAGGTTCTTGTACACCATGCCACTCATTAACTCTATGAAAGTAAAACTTTCTATGTTCATCAATAAGTTCATCATTCCCCTCAAAACCGTCAAAGTCTCCAAAAAATTCTGTAGGTTTTAATACTCTTTCAAAGTCATCTGCAGAACCATAAGTAAAATGTACAGTTTTGTTTTCTCTAATAGCTTTTATAACATCTAGTGTTGCTTGTGATATATTAATCATTTTCCTTGCCCTCTATATTTTTTAAATGTTTGTTTCTTTCTCTTAGGCATTGTTGAAGTAGCTACGTTACCTCTACCTATATGAGTTTTCTTTCCTCTTGAACCTGTTACAGATTCGTGAGCTATTTTTCCTCTATTTATTCTTAATGCCATTTGTCAAATCCTCTTGGTTGAAAGTCTATTGCTTCTTGTACTTCTTCTAAAGTTAATGTTGGAGATATAGTTTCTCCACCACCATTGACTCCCAATATCAAACCATTACCTGCTAAAGTTTGACTGTAGTTATCACCATGATAAGTAAAGAATAGTTGGTCTTCAACAAACAATCCTTCATCATCTACATAGATGCCATTTGTTTCATCAATTCTAACTACATCAAACGTAGCACAGTCAACTAAATCATAAATATTATGAAGAGTTCCGTCAAACTCTACCTCTTTTATTTCTTCATTTTTTACATCAATTAATATTGCTTTCATATTTCTCCTTATGTCATTGTTAATAATCTTTCTTTCTCAGCTATTGCCATGTACTCAATATCTTGAGAGGATACTGCTTCACGACAATGATTAGATAAAAACTGTATAATTAAACCTAATACGCAAATTTCATCATAATCATAAACCGCTTCTATATCATCATTGTGAGTCCAATTTTCCCAAACATAATTTACACAGTCTTCTCTAAGGTCAGGTCTGCTTGGCAGTTGCCAATGTTTATCTACCTCTTCTTGTATGTAAGACATTAGTTCTTCTTGATTCATTTCTCTAACTCCTGCTTAATTAAATCTTCAAAGTAATCTTTGAGTTCGTCAATTCTAGTTTGTAATGAGTCTTCAATAATATCTGTAATCCTTATTTCTAAATCAGTTACTTCATCATTGACATGCTCTAAAACATATCTATAATTATCTTCTTCAGTTTGTTTAACATCAGCTATATCATTATGAATACTCAGTATCGTATCTGAATACTCAATAGTATCTTCAATATAACTTTCTAATCCACTTAGAACTGTGTGTTCTGTTGCAGTTTTATCCCATGCACTACTCATACTAATCTACCTCCATTATTATATCATCAACCATTTTAACTTCTGCAAAAAACTCTCTTTTACCTGTACCTCTTGGGTCAAAAGGTCTATTAGAGCCTACCAAAGTTCCATTACTTTTATATTCCAAACCAAAAAAAGAAGTCTCGACATACCTCAATGGATTGCCTATATTTTCTTTTAATTCTTTTTTACTTTTATAAGAGAATATTAACATGCTATTAACCTCACATCTATTTTTTCGTTATCAATTACAAAGCCAGAATAATCAGTCTTAGCTTTACCTTTTGCTTTTAGTCCGACAACTACATTGTCTTTATCTAAAAATCTCATGTCATGTTCGTCACCGTCTATGACTTCTAAACCTTTGAAATATTTTGGAATAATCTTTCTAAATACTACTGCTCTGTTCTCTGATACAACATCAAAGAGTTTAGCATACTTTTTATTAGCTTCTGAATAACTCCATGTCAAATGATAGTTATCAATACCATTTATCTTTCTTGTAGGTATTTTAGTATAATCATAAAACTGTATGTTAGGAAACATATCAAACATGTTCTTACCATTTACTTCTTGATACTCCCATTGAATGTCTGATGTACCATTTAATCTAAGACAAGGGTATTTATTTAGCTTATCACATTCTCGTTCAAATTTTGTAATGTCTGAAACTAATTGACTCATAAATGTATCATAATCATAGAAATAAAGCAAGGTTTTTCGTATCCTAGCTAATTGAATAGAATTAAAAACACCTCCCAAGCCTGCAGTATTTAAGCATGGTTTATCACACTTAGCAATCTTAGAATAAGGGCAAGTAGTTTTTTCTCCGTCAGCTAAATCTGAGGGAGCAAGATACATAATCCTACTAAAGTATTGGTCTTGTATCTTGTTGCTCTTGTCAATCTTAGGACTAGAACTTGATAGTAATTTATAACTTGGCATGTTTATCTCCGTTAGTTTGTTTGGTCACAAACAATTAATACATATTCACTTAACATTTCCTTAACTTGCTCTTTACTGTAAGCATTTACATATATACAAAGATTATCACCATTACCAAATCCATTATTTATAAACTCAACATAGTATCTATTCATTGTTATTCTCCTTCTTAAAATGATAGTTTTTTAAGCAGGTCTATCAACTTCTACCTATCTCGGAATTATACTATTGTTCTAGGCTCTCAAGAGTGTGTAGCTAGGGTAAAGGGTTCGGATTAAGTCTATCTTTACTTTTCTGCAGTCGAACACCTAGCTACACTTTGAATTAAATAGATTCCTGAGATATTTCTTTTATAATTTCAGGAAGTCTATCTGTTGAACCTTTTTCAAGTAAAGCTATTGCAAGTTTATCAGATATATTATTTTTTAAAGTATAATCAGCTTCTTTAAACTCTAATTGATTGCGATAACCTAAAACTAAATTCACCTGATTGTTAAAATTAAAAGACTTAATATGAGTTTTAAGTTCGTCTTTTAGTTTTTGATGTTGCTTATAAATTTCTGATTCTTTTTCTTGTAGTTTTTCAATAGCTTCAATTTGTTTTTGAAAAGATAAATAATCTCTTTTACTAACTAACTGTCTAGCTTTTATTTTTCTTTGTTTATTTACTTTTTCAGCTATAGTATTAACAATAGCATCTTGTTCAAATTTTCTTAATTGTGTCATAGTTTTACCTTATTGTTTAAAAATGTGATAGTTTTTAAAGAGAACTATCAAACTCTTAGAGGTGTTTACTTTAATTCTAAGTGTACATTAATTATTATTATTATAGCATCTAGCTATCAAATATGTCCTTAATAAAAATTAAAGATGAAACACTATCTTAAACTCTGTATTTGATATTTAGTAGGTTCATAAGTTTGTCTAAAGGGTGTCACAGATACTATTTTAAAACCTTTTTTATACATAATAAATATATCTTCTCTGTGAGAATGATTTTCTAAGTATCTGTACTTGTTATCTTGTAAATGTCTCTTAGCACTTTCTAAAGTATTAAATATCTTTTTCATATTGTTTTAATGTTGTTAATGAATGGTGGAGCATGGTATAGTACGTCTTGCATTTTGTCAACACAAGACGCACACCATAGATAGTCTTTATCCGAATAAAGCTTTGTTCATTCGTTGGAACAGACTAGGCTTTTCAAAATCTCTATTTAAACGTAGAGTTTTAAAAGCATCTAAGTATTCATCAGTTATCCTAAAGTTCTCAGGAACTTCAAGAACCTGCATCATAGGATTACGTCTGCCGATACCAACTTTTTGATAGAACCTAACATTCCTTTGAGGGTGTTTCTTCAAAACATTTAAAGAAACTTTGCCGACATGAGTTGTATTAAAAGTATCTCCTGACGTAAATTCATATCTATTTTTGAGTTTTCTAACTCTAGCAATAGAAACATTCTCGTCATCACACAGTTTCCAAAAAGTTTGTACTTCTAGTGGAGCATTTACAATAGCTGTTGTGGTAGCTGAACCTTTATTTGTATATGTTATAGCCATAATTATTATTATTTATAGTTAAATTAAACTTTAGTTAAGGTCAAAGTCGTAACCTAATCGTCAAACAAATCTAAACCTTCTAAGGTATCTTCATTGTTTTCCAAATCTGTTAAAAATTCTTGTAATCTATCTAGCATATCATTCTCCCTTAATAAATATTTTGACGTTGCTTTGATGTTGGGAAGTATGGCATACGACTGATTGATTGTCAACACAAGACGCATACCATAGATAGACTCTATGTCTAATTACTTCCATGATAAATGTTTGGGATTAACAAAGTAGTCACGAGGTTGTTTAGTAAACCCATAATCTTTGTACCATTCTCGCTTTCGCTTTTGACCTGAAACAAAACTATCTGACTCAGCATCTCTCCTCCATTGAACAAAAGCTTTAGTCTTAAAGTTTTCAAGCGACAGTCTAGCTCTATGAGTAGAGTTTCTCATCATTACCCACTTCCGACCAATCTTTATTTGATACAATCTGTTACCAAACTTTCCCATAAAGAAAGTCTCAAAGTGGTCAGACATTTGAGGGTTCAAAAGTCTTTCTTGTCTTTCTGGTGAAATTTTTGTATGTAGTTTTTCCATAGTTATTTCCTTAGTGTTTTGTTATTAAACCTCTGAGAAGGTATTCAGCTTCATCTAAATGTTCTACTGCTTTTTCCAAGTCATCAAAGTCTATTGTAGGAAACTCTTTTTTAATTCTGTCGTCTCCTGTTTGACTAGCCAAAACCAACATATCTAGGAACAACATCATACTCCTAATATCTTTAGACATAGCTTCAAAAGTTTCATTTTTCATCTGCTCAAAGGATTGTGGTGGGTTCAGCTCTATTACATTATCTTTTTTATCTTTCATAATATTTTTATTTGTTATACTGTGGCACAATTGCCAAAGCCACTCCATTAAAGCACCGTTTCATTTTTTGTCAAGTGTCAAACGTACAGATGTAAATAAACTCTACCTATAAATATTTATACACATAATCATTATAATCTTTGCATACCCCTGTCGGCTTCGCTAAAGAGTTAAAACGGGTAGACACATAAGTACTTACGCATAAGTATCTATGTAAGCCTTACGTAAAGACTAAAAAATACTAATGGCAAAGTTACCCTAAAGGGTAAAATCTTTATTAGAAAAAAAATGTTGACAGGGCTTGACTGAGGATTTACTCTGTAATGGCAAATTTCGGCAACGGTGCTGAAATATTTAACGAATGACCATAGGTCAGGAGGTTGTTATCAAAACAACAACAAAAAATGGTGCTAAAGCACCCCAAAAAACCAGTAAGTTTAACGAAGAAGCTAGAGCTTCTTATCCTCAAGTAATGAAAATTGCTATGCATTTTTCAAAACTGGCTAAATGTCCGAAGGACATTAAGTTCGGAACTTTGAGAGGTCATTTTTTAGCAAGGCTAAACGACCAAAAGAAACCTTTGACCAACGGTCAAGTTTCTAAACTTCTTACGCTGAAAGCTGTTCCAGCTTCGGATTTGAAGTCCATGAGAGCTTATAAGGATTTTCAATCCTCATAAGCATTTTGGAATTAGGGAGCTTTAGAGCTCCCTTTTTCCTTAAATTTTTATATAAAAATTGGAGAAAATTTATGAGTATAAATTTTGAAGTATCTAAACACTTATTCTTAGATGGTTTACATCTAAAAACAGAGTTTGAAAATGGATATGAAGTATCCATTGTTCCTAGTTCCATTCCTTTCGGAATGAATGATTTTAACGGAAACCCTGAAAGGGTTGAATTAGGAATTTGGTATGAAGGTACTATGATTAGTACCTTTAGTGATGAAGATTTAACGTACTTGACTCCGTCAAGAGCTATTGAAATCTGTGAAGAGGTCAGAGACCTCAATCCAAATATCTAGTTAGATATTTGAAATTTAAGGGAGCTTTAGAGCTCCCTTTTTTTTGTTTGAATTCTTTTAGGCCCTAAAAGGGCTAAAAAGAATTTATCAGAAACAACCAGGTATCTTCCAGATACTTGGTTAACAATCAAATTTAGAGCTATTTAGAGCCCCGTAGAGCTCCAAATACTATCCAACCCTAGCTACCCTACCACAAGAGGTTAAAAACCTCTTAAACCTTTGATTTTACTATTGAACTTTTAAAGTCTTTGAAGACTTTAGAACTATAATAAATCTACATAATTTCTTCAGAAATTCTGTAAACTTCATAATCTTTCTAGCTTTAGCAAGCTAGAAAATCTCTCAGCTCATCTGGAATATTCGATAGAGGTCTGTAAGACCTTCTAGAAATATTAATTTTCAAAACTCTTTAGAGTTTCAAGGGGTAGGCAGGTAGCCACCCCCTCCTCCCCCTATATATGCACATTCGTATACATTTTTAGAAGGTTTGAAGTGTTAAGTTGAAGGGTACGACCGGACATCAAAGAGCTTTAAAGTAGGTAGGTATCTGTAGATATACAACCCCCTACCGGACAAGTCCTCATTATATAGATAGAATAGAGGGTTGTCAAGCATTTTCGTATTTATTTTATAGATACTTGACAAAATCATACCCATACCTTATAATAAAGAACATGAATCTACCAGTTACTAAAAGAAAACTAACAGAAAAACAAGAATCGTTTCTAAATAACCTTATAGAAACTAAAGGAGATTTAAAGCTTTCTGCTGAACTTGCAGGATACTCAGGAAATCACTACCAAGTTATGAATAGTCTTAAACAAGAAATAGTTGAATTAGCCGAGACAGTACTTGCAAGGGAAGCTCCAAAGGCAGCATTTAAACTCGTAGAAGTTATGGAAAGTAATACAGCATTGCCACAAGCTAATGTAAAATTACAAGCAGCTCAAACAATTCTTGATAGAGTTGGTGTTTCTAAAACAGAAAGATTAAAGGTAGACCACAATGTTTCTGGTGGTATATTTATTTTACCTGAAAAAGAAACAATAGATATACAAGCAGAAGATACTTATTATGAAGATATTCCTAACTGAATATAATATAGATGATAAAATATATGCAGGTATTAATATATTTGCTCCTAATGATTACGAAGCAGAACTAATAGCAGAGGAACAAGGAGTAACAATTGTAGGAGAAATCACAGGTGTAAAGTTTAGACCTGAGTTTGCAGATTATTTAGATTCACAAAAAAATACAATACACTAATGGCAACAAAAAAGAAAAAGAAAAGTACAGTTAACAAAGCAGGTAATTATACAAAACCTGCTATGCGTAAAAGACTTTTTAATAAAATTAAAGCAGGAAGTAAAGGTGGTAGACCCGGACAATGGAGTGCAAGAAAAGCACAGATGTTAGCTAAACAATATAAAGCAGCAGGTGGAGGATACAAATAAAAAACTACTAAGTAGACCTTTATGGTATATGGTGTTTTTACCAACACTACCTCCAGTTATCGGAGCTATCATTATATTATTAATTATTTATAATTTTCAATCATGAGAAGGAAAAAGAAAGACCCTAAAGTAGGTACAGGTAAAAAACCTAAAGGAAGTGGTAGGAGACTTTATACAGATGAAAATCCTAAAGATACAGTCTCTATTAAATATAAAACTCCTGCTGATGCTAGAGCAACAGTAGCTAAAGTAAAAAGAATTAAAAAACCATTTGCACGTAAAATTCAAATATTGACTGTTATGGAACAACGTGCTAAAGTAGCAGGAAAAGCTACACAGGCTCAGATAGCTAAGAAAGGTAAAGAAGCTATCAGAAAACAACGTGGTCGTAAGACTTAATATTAACTAATGTAAGGAGCAGATAATGCCACATACACCAAAACATAAGAAAAGAAAGAGCATGGCTAAAGGTGGAGCTAAAGGAAGAAAGAGCTACGCTAGAGGTGGAGCTAAAAAAAGAAAAAGCATGGCTAGGGGTGGTCGTACATCAAGAAAGTAATCAATGTCTTACTTAATGAGTAATATTCCTCAGTTTCCATGTTGGGTACGAAGGGAATTTACACACAATCATTTAAAATATCATGGAGAGTTTCTTCACGCTTTAGCGATAGGAGTTAATACAATACCTGATAGGTCATTAAGTTTCCAAATAGTTTTTACTGGAAATGAAATGGATAGAGATGATTGGGATGAAGGCAACATACATGGTGGTGCTATGTGGGCAAGGATGCCCATACAAGGGTTAGTAGCTGATATACCTATGGATGATTGGGCAGAGCCTATGGAAAATCATCTAGCACAACCTTGGGATTGTGAATCAAGAACACATTCAGTTGTAGTTTTAGATAGAACAAGTTCATCACCATGGATAGCTAAAATAGGTAGTGAGTTTTATACAGCAAGATATTTGTTTACTGTAGATTATACAGATAATAGTATAGCTGATGACCCTGCACAACATAAGCAGTCTCATGTATTATATATTACAGAAGACTGTGAATGGAAAGGAAACATAGTAGCATTACCAAATAATAGAGTTAGAGTAACTAATCCTGCGTTATGGGCAACTGGTGAAGGACCACCAGATTTTATACCTTCGCAATGGTTACACTCTGCAGAAGGACATGAAAGCTACATGAACCCTGATATAACTTTTAATAACTTATATAGTGATAAGGATAAATAATGGCACTTAAAAAATCACAAAAGTCTTTAAAGAAATGGACTAAACAAAAATGGAGAACTCCAAGTGGTAAGAAGTCTTCGGAGACTGGAGAGGTTTATGCCCCTTCCTCACAAATTAAAAGATTAAAGTCTACTCCTAAAGGTAGACGAAAACTTGCAGCAGCTAATAAAAAGAAAAGAGAAGCTACAAGAAAAGGGAAACAACATGCTCGTCATGGATTACACAAAAAGAAAAGGAGATAATAATATGGATATATTTATTTTTTTAATTGTAATGATAGCTGTTATAAGTGTAGGTTTAAAAAAATATAAGCCTGAAACTTATAATCAGATAAAAGATAATATTAAAAATATTTGGACACACCCGTTTTAATATTATGAAACAACAAAATCAATACAAACTTAAAACTAAAAAACAACTTAAGGAATGGATTAAACAACAACAATTAAGACAACACAATCAATAAAATGATAAGAGAAGAATATAAGAAAGGTGGTAAAGCTAAAAAAAAGCGTGACCCACGACTTGCAAGAGCAGGAGTTTCAGGATATAATAAACCGAAACGAACACCTAATCATAAAACTAAATCACATGTAGTTGTGGCTAAAGTTGGAGATAAAGTTAAAACAATTCGTTTTGGACAACAAGGTGTACGTGGTGCAGGTAAGAATCCTAAGACTGCTAAAGATAAAGCACGTAAAAGAAGTTACTATGCTAGACATAATGCTCAAGATTCTTCACCTAGTAAATTAAGTGCTAGATATTGGTCACATAAAGTAAAATGGTAATATGCCACAGTTAGGTTCAGATAGACAACCAATTAAATTTAAACCTTTAGCTAAACAAAAAGCTAGGTTATCTATGCGTGGAAAAGGTATTAAAGACCAAAAACAATTTGAAAAAAATTGGGATAGAATATTTAATAAAAAATAATGGCTTATTCAAAACAAGTAATAGAAAGATTTGAAAGTGTTTTAAATGAACCTGAAAAACATGCAGTTGGTAGATTTAATCCACGTGACCCTAATGTTGCAACAGGCATGACAGGTGCTCCTGCATGTGGAGATGTAATGCGTTTACAATTAAAACTTAATGGAGATGTTATCGAAGATGTTAAGTTTAAAACATATGGGTGTGGTTCTGCAATAGCATCATCAACATTATTTGTTGATATGTTAAAAGGCAAAACAATTAAAGAAGCAAAAGAAATAAAAGATAAAGATATTGCAAAAGCATTAGAATTACCTCCTATCAAATTACATTGTAGTGTTTTAGCTGAAGAAAGTATTACTAAAGCTATAGAAGACTGGGAACAAAAACTTTCTCATAGACAACACAATCAATGATTCCAAAAGATTATATAAAGAAAAAAAGTAAAACTATTCCATTCGGTTATGAAGTAAGCGAATTTGAGGGATGGTTAAGACCTATTCAATCGCAATTATTTGTTTTAAACAAATATATTAAACAAGTAAAAGAGGGTTCATTATCTTTAAGAGAAGCATCTGAATTAATTTCTACTGAAACTAAAAGAAAACTTAGTCATGTAGGATTATCAAAACTTGTACAAAAAAACAAAGGTGGTAGACCTAAAGGTTCTAAATCAAACTATAATTATTCAGCTACACAAAAAAGAAAACAATTAGTAGCACGAGAAGCTAAAAAGTTAGCTAAAGAAAAAGAAAAATTACAACGCAGAGAAGAAAAAATAAAAAAAGAAAAAGAAGTTTTAACTAAAACTACAGAAATTAAAAATAATAAAGTAGTAATAGATTCTGAGTTAGAACAAGTAGCACCTTCTATTCAAGAAATTATAAAAGATAATAATGTAATCTTTCATCCTAATGAAGGACCGCAAACTAAATTTTTAGCTGCAGATGAAAAAGATGTTCTTTATGGAGGAGCAGCAGGTGGTGGTAAAAGTTATGCTATGCTTATTGACCCATTACGTTATGCACATAAAAAAGCTCACAGAGGTTTAATATTAAGAAGGTCTATGCCAGAGTTACGAGAACTCATAGACAAGTCTAGAGAACTTTATCCACAAGCATTTCCCGGTTGTAAATTTAAAGAAGTCGAAAAAGTTTGGAACTTTCCAAGTGGAGCAAAGATAGAATTTGGTTTTTTAGAAAGAGATGCAGATGTATATAGATATCAAGGACAAGCATACTCATGGATAGGTTTTGATGAAATAACTCATTTACCTACAGATTTTGGTTGGAACTATTTAGCTTCTAGACTTAGAACAACTGACCCTTCTATAAAAACTTATTTACGTTGTACTGCAAACCCCGGTGGTGTTGGAGCACATTGGGTAAAAACAAGATATGTAACTCCTAATGAACCTGATAAAAGTTTTATAGGTTCAGACGGTTTAACTAGAAAATTTATTCCTGCTAAACTAACAGACAATCCATATTTAGCAAATGATGGAATGTATGAGCAGATGTTAAATTCTTTACCACCTGTACAAAGAAAACAATTATTAGAAGGTAATTGGGATGTTAATGAAGGTGCAGCGTTTGTAGAGTTTGACCCTGAAATACATGTTGTACCTCCTTTTCAAATTCCTATAGCATGGGAACGTCTAAAAGGTATTGACTATGGGTATGCATCAGAGTCGTGTTGTTTATGGGGAACAATAGATATGGAAGACGGAACACTCATCATCTATCGTGAATTGTATCGAAAAGGCTTGACAGGACAAGAATTAGGCTCTATAATAACAGAAATGGAAAGGGAAGACCCTTTTTCTGTAAATGGTGTATTAGATACAGCAGCATGGGCAAATACAGGAACAACTGGTCCTACTGTTGGAGAAGCTTTATTAAGAGCAGGACATAAACTTAGAAGAGCAGATAAAAATAGAATACAAGGTAAAATCCAAATACACGAATATTTGAAAATAAAAGATAACGGAAGACCAAAATTACAAGTGTTTAATACTTGTCCTAATTTAATTAGAGAATTACAAAGTATTCCATTATCAAAAACTAATCCAGAAGATGTGGATACACATGCTTCGGACCACGCATATGATGCTCTAAGATATATGATTATGAGCAGACCTAGAGTGGCAAATACATTTGACAGACTAAGACAATTAAAACAAGAAAGGTACGCTCCATCGGATTCTACTTTTGGATATTAAAATATGGCAGAAACAGAAAATACATTTTTAAATGCTGATAATATCTACGAAGAAGTAGAAGGAGAAGCAGGAAAAAATTTAACTTTAGAAGAAGACCAACAACAAAATTTAGTTGGTATTGTTAAAGGTCGCTTTGCTTTAGCAGAAGATGCTAGAACTGGTGATGAAAAAAGATGGTTCACAGCGTATGAAAATTATAGAGGATTATATAATAACTCTATAAAATTTAGAGAATCAGAAAAATCTAGAATATTTGTAAAGATAACTAAAACCAAAGTACTAGCTGCTTTTGGTCAATTAGTTGATGTTATCTTTGGTACAGGAAAATTTCCGTTAAGTATTTCAGAAACACAACTTCCAGAGGGAGAAAAAGGACAAGCATATTTAGATATGAATAATCCTTCTCCTTCTTTAGAAATTCCAGATAACATAGGAAACAGAATTGAAGATGCCCCTCAAGGGCAAATGCTTGATGATGATGTGGGATTTGTAGGTGATGGTAGAGTTTTAAAACCCGGAGCTACGTTAAGTGACGGATTATTTGAAGACACAGTTGATAAGATTGCTGAACCATTCTTAAAAGAAGGTACAATGCCATTACCTCAAATTCCAGAAATTAATCCTGCACAAAAAGCAGCTCGTAGAATGGAAACATTAATCCATGACCAAATTGATGAGTCTAATGGTTCCTCTGAAATACGAAATGCTTTACTTGAATCAGCATTACTAGGAACAGGAATTGTTAAAGGTCCGTTTAATTTTAATAAAGTTTTAAATAATTGGACAACTGATGAACAAGGAAATAGAACATATACTCCATCAGAAGTTAGAGTACCAAGAATAGAATTTGTAAGTTGTTGGGATTTTTATCCAGACCCTGCAGCTACTAATATTGATGAATGTGAATTTGTAATTCATAGACATAAAATGAATCGTAGTCAACTAAGGCAATTAAGAAGTATGCCTTACTTTGATGAAGATGCAATTAGAGAATGTCTACAAGAAGGACCAAACTATATTGAAAAACCATATGAGTCTAGATTAAAAGATGATTATGAGTCAGATGCATCATATAATCCTAACTTTGAAGTTCTTGAATATTGGGGTATTATGGATGCAGAGTATGCTAGAGAAGTTGGAATTGAACTTCCAGATACTATTGATGATTTAGATGAAGTACAAATTAATGCATGGATATGTGGTGACTCTTTACTAAGAGCAGTAATAAATCCATTTACTCCTGCAAGAATACCATATCATTCTTTCCCATATGAAAGAAACCCATATAGTTTCTTTGGTATTGGAGTAGCAGAAAATATGGACGATTCTCAACAGATTATGAATGGACATGCTAGAATGGCTATAGATAATTTAGCATTAGCAGGTTCATTAGTTTTTGATGTAGACGAGTCTGCTTTAGTTGGTGGGCAGTCTATGGAAGTGTATCCCGGAAAAGTTTTTAGAAGACAAGCAGGGATGCCGGGACAATCTATTTATGGATTGAAGTTTCCTAATACTGCACCTGAAAACATGATGATGTTTGATAGGTTTAGACAATTAGCAGACGAACAAACAGGTATACCAAGTTACTCTCATGGACATACGGGAGTACAAAGTATGACAAGAACAGCATCAGGCATGTCAATGTTGTTAGGTGCATCAAGTTTAAATATTAAAACAGTTGTTAAAAATCTTGACGACTTTTTATTAAAACCTTTAGGAGAATCTTACTTCCAATGGAATATGCAATTCTTTGATGGTTCACTTGATGTTATGGGAGATTTAGAAGTTAAAGCTACAGGAACAAATAGCTTAATGCAGAAAGAAGTTAGAAGCCAAAGACTTACTATGTTCTTACAAACTGCACAAAGTCCTGCTATTGCTCCGTTTGTTAAAATTTCTAAACTCGTTAGTGAACTAGCTTACAGCTTAGATTTAGACCCTGATGAAATACTCAATGACCCTGAAGAAGCTGCAATGATGGCACAGATAATAGGAATGCAAAATAATGTTGGACAAGAAACAGGCTCAGAAACTCAACCCCCTAGTGAACAACCCCCAATGGGAGGAGTTGGAGGAACACCTGAAGAACCTCAAGACCTCGGACCTACAGGTACTGGTGGTGGCAACATCGGAACAGGAAATGTTCCGGTTGCAGGGGAGAGTGAGTTCTCTGGATAGAATTTTAAATTTAAAAGCACAAGTTAGAGAAGCAATAACTCGAAATGAAATTAGGTAAAGTAGCTAGATTATTTTCTAAAGATAAATCTAAACCTTCTAAGGTAGATGAACTTTTAGAATCTATGCCTACGTTAGCATCAAAAGATGTTGATACAATAACTTCACCAACATGGATTACAAAGAAAGAAGCTAAAGAAGCTAAAAAAAATTTTCAACAAGATGTTGATAAAAAGTTTCAAGAAACAGGAGTTGAAGACCCTAATGATATGTTACTCCTTGCAGAACTTGACGATATTATTTTAGGAAATAAAGCAGGAGTTTTACCGTCAGACGAAATATTAGGTAAAGGTTGGGAAAAGTCTGGTCTTGTAGATAAAAAAGATAGTAAAGCTTATCTATTAAGATTTGCAGGTAATGAACAAGAACAAGATATGTTTCTACGAAAATATGTAGATACATATGATAATTGGGCAGTAAAAAAAGAAGAACAAATTTCAGATTGGTTAAGTAATTCAGAAGAAGGTAAAAGATTTCAATTAAAAAACTTTGGACAAATAATAACTCCTTTAGGAGATATGTCATTAATGAATAAAGTAACACGAGAAGGTAAAGAAACAGAATTAGAAATTATGCGAAAATTAAAAGCAGAAAATACTTCTGATATTACTTTAGATAATATTGACCGTTACGATTTTGCAACAGGAGGAGAAAGTAAATTTCCTGATTTAACAGGGGATGGTAAAATTACTCAAGCTGATATACTAAAAGGAAGAGGTATATTTCAAGAAGGAGGAGAAGCGACAGCTTCTCAAATGAATCAATTAATGGGGCAACAAGAAGTAATTCCTGAACCTATGCCTGATTCAGAATTAGTTCCTGATGAACAAATGGAAGCAAACTATGTAGACTTTGTAGTTAATCAAGCATTAGACCCTCAAGAAAAAGAATATTTAGAAAAAGAATTAGAAAGCAACGATGTACTAAGTATGTTATTTGATAAAGTAGTAGAAGTTGCTTCAGAGTTTTCTGGAGAAGGTTCAGTTGATGGACCGGGCACAGGAGTCTCCGATTCGATACCTGCAAGGTTATCGGATGGAGAGTTTGTCTTTACAGCAAAAGCTGTTCAAGCCATAGGAGTTGAAAAACTTGAACAACTTATGGAAGCAGCAGAAGCTGATTATGACAGACGAATGACAGCATATAACGGTGGTGTAATAGAAACAGAGGAAGAAACTGTTGAACAAGATGCTCCTTCAGAGCAAATAGTAAGACAGGATATACGTGTTAGAAAAGAAACAGTTGGCAATCAAGCTACAATGCAAGAAGAAGACGAGTTAATTTCTGATGAAATTAAAAAACGTATGTTAAATCCAAATCAAACACACGTTAGAAGCTAAGAGCGTAAAGCCACCCTTTTATAGGCACTTTACATATTAATAACCGAAAGGCTACCTTTTACAAAACAAACCCTGCAAGTGCACAAGCAGCTACTTTGTTAAATGAAGCCCTGAGTAGGAGAAAAGAAAATGACTGAACAAGTCCAAACAGAAGAAGTAGCTAATCCTTATAATTCTAATAAAGATTATATGGATGGCAAAGAAGATAAACCTTTTGTATCATCAAATAGTATATTCTTTGACGAAACATCTTTAGATACATCTAATGTAGAAGAAATGTCCGTAGAAGAAGAGGTACAAAGTGAGGATAAACCTTACCAAAGACCTGATTATAAAAAACGATATGATGATTTAAAAAGACATTATGATTCTAAATTAAATGAATTTAAAGCTAGGGAGCAAGAGTTACTTGATGAAGCTATTAAAAATAGACCTGATTATGTAGCTCCTAAAACTCCTGAAGAATTAGAAGCATTTAAAAAAGAATATCCTGATGTTTTTGAAGTAGTAGAAACTGTAGCTCATATGCAAAGTAGTGAGAAAGCTAAAGTTCTAGAAGAACAACTTTCAACTCTACAAGCTAGAGAACAGGAGACATTACAAAGACAAGCTTTAACTAGATTAAGAGAAAGACACCCTGATTTTGAAGATATCAAAAATAGTGCGACTTTCCAACAATGGGCAAAAGAGCAACCTGAATCTATCCAAACATGGATATTTAGTAATGCTAATGATGCTGATTTAGCTAGTAGAGCTTTGGATTTATTCAAAAGAGATATCGGTTTAGATGCTTCAACTGTACAAGAACCTCAGTTACGTTCTGAAAACCGTGCAAACGCAGCAGATATGGTATCAACAAAAACAACATCTGTTGACCCTAAAACTGCTAAAGTTTGGACAGAAAAGGAAATCAGTCAGTTGAGCATGGCAGAGTTTGATAAATTTGAAGAAGAGATATCAAATGCTATGCAAGAAGGACGGATTGTAAGATAACTATAATAAACTTAAAGGAGTATTATCATGGCTCAATTTTTTGAACCGAGTACTGATACCAACGCAAACTTTGCTAACTCCGTAAGTGGACAGGCTAATAGTTTCTTCTTACCTTCGGTTTACTCTAAAAAGGTTTTAAACTTTTTTAGAAAAGCCTCGGTTGTAGAAGCTATTACAAACACCGACTATGCCGGTGAGATTTCTGCTTTCGGAGACTCAGTAAAGATTATAAAAGAACCCGTTATTTCTGTGTCTGATTACACAAGAGGTAGCGATACAACAGCAACCAAACTAACAGACCAAGAACTTACTTTGGTAGTTGATAGTGCGAAAGCTTTCAAATTTATCGTAGATGATATTGAAACTAACATGTCGCATGTGAACTTCAAAGAAGTTGCTTCTAGCTCTGCTGCATATGCATTGAAAGATTCATATGACGCTGCAGTTATAGCTACTATGTTCTCTGGTGTGTCAAGTTCTTCACCTGACCATGTTTTAGGTACTGACAATGCTACAGATTTAGCAGCAGGTACTTTTGACGGAACAGGTAACCTTGACATAGGTTTTGGTTCTAGTGAGCATGACCCAATAGACGTTATGGCTAGAATGGCAAGACTACTTGACGAACAAAGTGTTCCTGAAGAAGGAAGATGGTTCGTTGCAAGTCCTGACTTCTACGAAGTTCTAGGTCAAGCTTCTTCTAAATTGCTATCTGTTGACTTCAACGCAGGTCAGGGTTCAATTAGAAATGGTTTAGTATCAAGTGGAAAACTAAGAGGATTTGATATGTACAAGTCTAATAACATTGCAAGCACAACTAATGCTGCAGGTAAATGTTTGGCAGGTCATATCTCATCTACTGCGACTGCTAACACAATTCTTTCAACAGAAGTGTTGAGAGACCCGTCATCTTTTGGTGACATTGTGAGAGGTCTTCATGTCTATGGTGCGAAAGTACTAAGAGGTGAAGCGTTAGTCTCAGCTTTCTACGGTATTGACTAATCGTAAAATTGGGGGAGTCTTCGGACTCCTCCTCTTTTTTTAAAAGGAAAACAATATGAAAACAAAATACGGAGTAACAAATCAATTAGCTCAACTAGCTAAAGTTAGTTCACAACCTCAATATGGAGCAATAGGTGCTACAGGATTAAGTAAGAGAGAACAAATGGGAGCTGCACAAGACTTTAGTTTTATGCCAAAAAAGAAATCTAAACCTGTAATGGGTGGAAGAATTATGTTTAAAGGTGGAGGTATGGTTACAGCAAAACCTAATTAAACATGGCAACAACATTCCTAACACTAACAAATGAAGTTCTTCGAGAACTTAATGAAATAGAATTAACTTCTGCAACTTTTGCAAATGCAAAAGGTATTCAAAGTTTTGTTAAAAATTCTATTAATAAATCTTTAAATGATATTGCAACAGAAGAACCACAACTTCCATTCTTTGCTGCTGCAGCTAGTGGAGGAACAGACCCTTTTTATGGTAATGTTACAGTAGCAACTGTAGCAGGTACTAGATGGTATACATTAAAATCAGGAAGTTCAAGCATTACAACAGATTATGCTTCTATTGATTGGGAGGATTTTTATCTTACTACAATTAATGTAAGTGGAGAATCATCACCTTTTGTTTCTAGAGGTTTACGTTATTTAAGTTTAGATGAATGGACGAGATACTTTAGAGATTCAGAAAATCAAGATGATGCAGATACACAAAACTTTGGAGAACCAAAATATGTTATACGTAGTCCAGACCACAGAAAGTTTGGATTAAGTCCTATACCTGATAAAGTATATAATGTGCATTTTTATGCATATAATGCACCAACAGCTTTATCAGCTCATAGTGATGAAATGGTTTTACCTGACCAATATGCAAATGTTATAACAGCTAGAGCAAGATATTATGTGTGGCAATTTAAAGAAAGTCCACAACAAGCATCATTTGCATTAGAAGATTATAAAAAAGGAATGAGACAAATGAAATCTAATTTGATTAATCCTGCTCCTTCCTATATTACAGACGATAGAATATATTTCTAATGGCAAGAAGTCAACCATATACAGTAGCAGTTAATGGAGGATTAGTTAAATCTTCAAATGTTGTTGATTTATTAAAGACTCCCGGAGTTGCAAAAGATTTACAAAATTTTGAAGTATCTACAGAAGGTGGATACAGACGTATCAATGGATATCAAAAGTTTGGTACAACTAATGCTACACAACCTACAGGGTCAACTACAAACATTTTAGGAGTTTTTCCATATGCAGATGGTGTCATAGCTACTGCAGGAACAGGAATATTCTTTACAAATGATGGACAAACATGGGTGAATATAGGAAGAAGTTCTGTTTCATCAAGTGGAGATAACTATTCAACTTTTACAGGAAGAAGTACTTTAACTAGAACTTCACAAGGACAATGCCAATTTACAGTTTTTGAAACTGCTACATCAGATTATGGTACAGTTATTATAGCAGATGGAGCAAATAAACCTTACGCATTTAGAATGGAAGGTTCAGGAGCATTAAGTGGAAGAACATTTTTTGGAGAAGAAATAACTGTAACAGGAACTAAACATGTTAAGTATGTAACTACACACGATAAACATTTAATAGCTGCAGGAGTTGAAGATAATTTAAATACAATTTTTTATAGTGGTACATTAGACCCAACAGACTTTACAAGTACAGGTTCAGGTAATATAGTTTTAGAAGACCAAATAGAAGGTATTAAAGGTTTCCGTGATGAATTATTTATATTTTGTACTAATAGTATTTTTAAATTAATTAATATAAATAACTCTAGTTCTATTGCAATAGTACCAGTTACTAAGAACGTAGGATGTTTAAGTGGATATAGTATTCAAGAGATTGGTGGTGACTTAATATTTTTAGCACCAGATGGGTTAAGAACAATTGCAGGTACAGCAAGAATTGGTGACGTTGAGTTAGGTACAGTTAGTACAAAAATACAACCTTTACTAACAGACTTGACAGAAAGCATAAATAGCTTTATAATAAATAGTTTAGTACTAAGAGATAAATCTCAATACAGATTATTTTATACTAATACTACACTAGACAATAATCAACAAAAAGGTGTTATTGGAACATTAAGACCTGATGGATTTCAATGGTCAGAAACTAGAGGTTTAGAAGTTACTGCTATTGGTTCAGGATTTGATAATAATAATGTTGAACAATACTATCATGGAGATACAAATGGTTTTGTATATCAACATGATACTGGTAATGATTTTGATGGAGCAGATATTTTAGCTAGATATGAAACACCTAATTATGATTATGGTGATTTAGGAACTTTAAAAACTCTACATTATTTCCGAATCTCTGCAAGTGCAGAAGGTATTGTTGAGCCTAACTTACAAGTTAGATTTGATTATGGAAGTGGAGATATACCTCAACCCTCTGATTTATTTGATTTAGGAGTTATTAATCCTCCTTCAAAATTTGGTGATGCAATATTTAATACAAATGTATTTGGAGGAGCTGATAATCCTTTAATTAGAGTTCCATTACAAGGTAGTGGAACAAGTAATAATTTTACTATAATAAGTGAAGATAGTAAACCCCCTTATACCATAAATGGTTTTTATGTAGATTATATACCTTCAGGTAGGAGATAATAAATGGCACAAGCATACACAAGACAAAGTTCGTTCTCAGATGGAGATACGATTACATCAGCATTATTTAACAATGAATATAATCAGTTAGTTAATGCATTTACATATAGTTCAAGTAGTGCTAGTTCTACTGGTCATAGACATGATGGTACAGCAGGACAAGGTGGTAATATACCACAAATAGGTGATTTAGATTTTTTAAATAAAATAGTTGTAGATGATTCAAACAATAGATGGGGAGTCTTTGTTGAAGTTAGTGGGTCTGCAGTCGAACAAATTAGAATACAAGATGGAGCAATAGTACCAGTAACAGATAATGATATAGATTTAGGTACAAGTTCTTTAGAATTTAAAGATGGTTATTTTGATGGCACAGTTTATGCAGATGCTATTAATTTTAATGGAACAGCAATTACATCAACAGCAGCAGAATTAAATATTTTAGATGGAGTTACATCAACAGCAACAGAATTAAATTTACTAGATGGAGTTACAGCTACAACTGCTGAACTTAATATACTTGATGGAGTTACTGCAACTGCAACAGAATTAAATGCACTTGATGGAATTACATCTACAGTAACAGAATTAAATATAGTAGATGGTAATACATCTGCTACATCAACTACAGTAGCCGATGCAGATAGAGTTGTTTTAAATGACAACGGAACTATGGTTCAAGTAGCTGTTACAGATTTAGCAGCTTACTTTGATGATGAAATAACTGCAATGCCAAACTTAGTTACTACTGCAGCTACAACTGTAGGAGCATTAAATAGTGGTTCAATTACATCAGGTTTTGGTTCAATAGATAATGGTTCATCAGCTATAACAACAACAGGCACAGTTACATATGGTAGTTTATCAGATGGCTCTATAACAATTACAGCTTTTGTAGATGAAGATGATATGTCTTCAAACTCTGCAACACTTGTACCAACACAACAATCTGTTAAAGCTTATGTAGATACACAACTTACAGCAGAAGACTTAGATGTTACATCCGATAGTGGTACAATAGCTATTGACTTAGATAGTGAAACATTAACAGTTGCAGGTGGAGAAGGTATAGATACATCTGCAACTTCTAATACCATAACAATAGCAGGTGAAGATGCTACAACATCTAATAAAGGTATAGCATCTTTTGACTCTAATGACTTTACAGTTTCTAGTGGAGCAGTTAGTCTAGCAACTACATCGACTGCAGCAGAACTTAATATACTTGATGGGGCTACAGTAACTACAACAGAACTTAATATTTTAGATGGTGTAACAAGCACAGCAGCCGAACTTAATATACTTGATGGTGTGACATCAACTACAGCCGAACTAAATATATTAGATGGAGTAACAGCTACAGCAGCAGAGATAAACGTATTAGATGGATATACAGGTAGTGTAACTGAATTAAACTATTTAGATACTTTACATGCAACAGGGGTAACTTCTACTGAGTTTGATTTTCTTGATGGTGTTACATCTAATATACAAACACAATTAGATTCTAAAATTTCAGCAACTCTTACTACAGAACAAGTTCAAGATATTGTAGGAGCTATGGTATCAAGTAATACTGAAAGTGGTATTACAGTAACTTATGAAGATGGTGATGGAACATTAGATTTTACAGTTGGTACATTAAACCAAGACACAACAGGTCTAGCAGCTACAGCAACAGCATTAGCTACAGCCAGAACAATTCATGGTGTATCATTTGATGGTACAGCAAACATAGATTTATCCGAAGTCGTACAAGATACTGTGGGTGCTATGTTCTCAAGTAATACTGAAACAGGTATTACAGCTACATATCAAGATGCAGATGGTACAATAGATTTAGTTGTAGGTACATTAAATCAAGATACTACCGGAAATGCTGCTACAGCTACAGCACTAGAAACAGCTAGAACAATACATGGTGTTTCTTTTGATGGAACAGGAAATATAGATTTAACAGAAGTTATACAAGATACTGTAGGAGCTATGGTATCTTCAAATACTGAAAGTGATATTACAGTTACTTATCAAGATAGTGATGGTACTTTAGACTTTTCAGTAAGTGGTGGTGGTGGAGCTTCTGATGTAAATGATTTATCAGATGCTAAAACTTTTGGTACTTCATCAATTATGATTGGTGACAGTACAACTGGTACTATAGATGCTGCTAATTTTAATACAGGTGTAGGTATAGATGTATTTCAAGACCTTACGACAGGTGATAGTAATTCTGCCTTTGGTTTTAAATCTTTGTTTAATCTTACTACAGGCTCAAACAATACAGGTTATGGGGAGTCTACTTTAAGAGCTTTAACTACTTCAAGTGATAATACTGCAGTAGGTTTTAGTGCTTTAACAGCAAATACAAGTGGAAACGAAAATACAGCAGTTGGAAGAAATGCAGGTGCTGCAATTACTACAGGAGGTGCTAATACTTTTGTAGGAGCTTATGCAGGAGTTGGTACAACAACAGGAACTAATAATGTAGCTTTAGGAAGAACTTCTTTAGAAGCCAATACAACAGGAAGTGATAATGTAGCTATTGGTTATGGTGCTTTAGATTCTAATACAACTGCTTCTGGCAACGTAGGAATTGGTAAGTCAACTTTACAAGCCAACACGACTGGAGAAGATAATGTTGCGATGGGTCAAGGTGCGTTAGGATTAAATACAACAGGGGCACGAAACACAGGCATAGGTGATGCTGCTTTATCAGCAGCTACAACAGCAGACGACAACACTGCAGTAGGCAAGTTTGCTTTATATGCAAATACAACAGGTGCTTTAAATACAGCAATGGGTGTATCGGCATTACAAGAAAATACAACTGCATCAAGTAACCAAGCATTCGGTAGGAGAGCTTTGTATGCAAACACAACTGGAACAGAAAATAGTGCTTTTGGTTATTTAACTTTAGCAGGAAATACGACCGGAAGTTACAATACAGCAATGGGTGTAAATGCAATGCAGGTTTCAACAACTGCACATAGTAATGTTGCTATTGGTAAAAGTGCAGGTGCTGCTTTAACAACAGGTACAGAAAATGTACTTATAGGAAGAGATGCAGGAGATTCTTTAACAACAGGAAATCAAAATGTTGCTATAGGTAGAGAATGTTTTATTGATGCTACAAGTGCTTCTGAGTCAGTTGCTGTAGGTTTCCAAGCATTAGAAAATGCTACTGGAGGAAGTAATACATCAGTAGGTTACAAAGCAGGGGAAGATGTAACAAGTGGTACAAATAACTTTTTCTTTGGTAAAGAAACAGGTCGTTCAGGAAGTCCGGGTGGTTCAATTACTTCTGGAAATAATGAAGGTGTACTAGGAAACTCAAATGTAAGTAAAATTAACGTACAAGTTTCTTTAACAGTAGCTTCTGATGAAAGAGATAAAACAGACTTTCAACCTTTAAATGCAGGACTAGACTTTGTAAATGAATTAACACCATATACTTACTATTGGGATAAACGTACTAATTATGTTGATTGGGATACAAACCCTGATACAGATTTAAATACAATAGAACATGATGGAACTCATAAAGAAGACTGGATGGATATTGGATTTAAAGCACAAGATGTTATAGCTTTAGAAAAATCAATAGGTCATAACTTAGAAGACAAAACAAATCTTGTTAGTAATCTTACAGGTGATGGTAAAATGTATCAATTACAATATGAAAAGTTTGTACCAATATTAGTAAAAGCAGTACAAGAACTTTCAGCAAAAGTTCAAGAATTAGAAACACAATTAAACGGAGAATAAAATGTCTGAGCAAACAGTAGCAGAAGTGCTAACAGCAGCAACTGATAGCGTAACAGTTATAAATGATATTAATACTAATGGAAATAAATCATCTCATGCCGGTGGACAAGTAGATGCATCAGGTAATGCTGTTGCAGGAACTTGGTTACAAGCTGATATAAATGCATGTGTGCAACGTAATGTCGACCATTTAGAACTTATATTAGAATATACTGAACCTGATGTTAAAAACTCTAGTGATGATAAATCATCTTACACTAGTGCAATAACAACGGGCAAAGCTTACATAGCAGCAAACTAAAATGGAACTAACAGGCTACACAATGTTTTTATTGTGGAATATATTTCTAACATTGGTAGTCGCACCGATACTTTTTAGTATTCGTCAGAATACAGCAGAAATAAAAAGACTTGACATACTTTTAAATAAAACGAGAGAAGAAATGGCTAAAGAATACGTTACCAAAAAAGAATTATCAGATGGAATGGATAGAGTATTTGATACGCTAGATAAGATTGAAGAAAAACTTGACAAACTCTTTGAGGTTAAATAATGGCTAGAAAAAGATATACAAAAGGAACTAAAGTAAAACCAAACTTGTATCGTACTTCGACAGGACGTATTGCTATGAATGCAGGACAAGCTGCTAGAAAAGCAAAAGAAAGAGCAGAAGAAGAAGCAAGAGAAGCAGCTATAGCTGAAAAAGAAGCAGCAAAAAATAAAAAACAAAATACTACTCCTGCTGTAGATACTGGAGAACCCGGAAGAGATAATCCTGTTACTCCTTCTCCATTCACAGGAACAACTGCTGAAACAGCATCATCAGAAGCTCAAAGAGAAAGAGAATTTAGAGCAGATGAATCTGGTAAAAGAATGGAACAAATGGCTACAGGAGATATTACTTTAGAAAATATAGGAGCTAAAGGAACTGCTGCAAAAATTGTTGAACAAACTGATGAAATTATTGATAGAGAAGACCCTAGATTTAAAGTAGAGGAAACATCTCAAGCTTTAGACCCTGATGCATATAAAGCAAAAACAGGCAGAGAAGATTTAAAAGAACAAGTAGATACAATTACAGATGAAGAATTAGGACAAGCCGACCCTGCTACTGAAGTTACAGCATCTACATTTACTGCAGCTCAAACAGATGAAGATGTAACTATTTCTGCAGCACAAGGAGCTCTAAGTGAAGAAGCTAAAATTGCAGAAGATTTAGGAATAGATAGAGTTGATAAAATACAAGAAGCTCAAGTTCAAATTAGAGAAGGTTCTTTAGCTGAAAGAGTTGTAGGAAATATAAGTGATGGTGCTTTAGCTAATGCTGCTAGAGTTCAAGGTATAGATGTTAGAAGAGTTACTAGAGCTAAAGGACAACTTGCTAGAGCAGGTATGTCTCCAGAAGATATAGCTTTATTAGGTAATGACCCCGAAGCACTTGAAGAAGCATTAATGGGTTATTCAGAAAAAGAAAGAGGAATTATTGCAGGATTACCTGTAGAAGCTTTAGTTTCTACACAAATGGATACGTTATTTGAAGGAATGAAAGATGGTGAAATTCCTTTATGGGCAAAACCTGCTACTAATAAAATAGAAGCAATATTAGCACAAAGAGGTTTATCAGCATCATCTGTAGGTAGAGATGCTTTAACAGGTACATTAATTAATGAAGCTTTTAAAATTGCTCAGTCAAATGCTACAGCAATTCAAGCAAGTGTTACTCAAGAAAAAAGTATTGAAGCTCAAGCATTATTACGAGAAGCAGAATTTAATCAACAAACAGCCTTGACAAATGCTCAAACTGTATTTAAAATGGATTTAGCTCAGTTTAATGCTGACCAACAAAGAGAATTATCTAACAGTAAATTTATGCAAACTGTATCTATGCAAGACGCTAGTATGGAACAACAAGCAGTTATTCAAGATGCTGTTTTAGAATCACAAGCTAATATTACTGAAGCTAGTTTAACAGGACAATTAAGAATTGCAAATGCTAAACAATTTTTAGCAATGGATATGTCTAATTTAAGTAATAGACAACAAGCTATTGTTTTAGAATCACAACAAGAACAACAAAGAATGTTGACAAATACTGCTGCTGAAAATGCAGCAAGACAATTTAATGCTGCAAGTGAAAATCAAACTAATCAGTTTATGGCTAGTTTAAAAGATGGCATTTCTAGATTTAATGCTACACAAAAAAATGCTGCAGAACAATTTAATGCTGCACAAAATAATGCTGCAGAAGCTAGATTATTACAAAGACAAGCTGATGCAGATAAATTTAATGTACAGTTAGCTGCAAGTATAGACCAGTTTAATGAACAAAATCAATTTGCTAGAGAGCAGTTTAATGTACAAAATGCTTTAGTGATTGACCAAAGTAATGCACAATGGAGAAGAGAAATAAATAAAATTGATACAGCAGCTCAAAATGCTATGAATGCTAGAAATGCTCAAAATCAATTTGCTATGACTCAATCAGCACAATCACAACTTTGGCAAGAAATGAGAGATGAATTTGATTATATTTGGAAGTCATCAGAAAATGCACAAAATAGAGAAACAAATATTGTAGTGGCAGGACTTAATGGAGAACATAGTGCAATAAAAAATAGCGATGCTATGAGTAAACTTGCACAATTAATAGCGTTATATGGAGCTTAAAGAATGAAAAAGTTTTTTAAAAAAATAGGTAGAGGAATTAAAAAAGGTGTTAAGAAAATTGGAAAGGCACTTAAAACTGGAATGAAGAGTGTATCTAAAGCTCTTGGACCAGTCGGTACACTTGCTTTATCTTTAATGTTGCCGGGTATAGGTGCTGCTTGGGCAGGATTTACAGGAGCAGCAGCAACTGCTACAGGTGCTTTAGGAACAGTTATGAGAGGTATTGCTGCAGCAGGTAATGCTGTAGGAACAGTTTATTCTAGTGTTACAGGTATGTTAGGTAGTGTTGTTAGAGCTATTCCGGGTGTTGGTGACGCTTATACTAGACTTTCTAACTTTACAACTGAAATGATGGATAGAGGTAGAATGGCATTAGGTTTACCTACATCAGGAGCAACAACTGCAGCTAATACAGCAAAAGCTGCGAATGATATGTCAGTTGAATTAGAACCAATAAAAGTAGATACTAAAGAATTAAAAACAAAAAATTTATTAGATATTGATACAAATTTTGAAGTAACAATGAAAGATAGAGGTGGTGCTTTTGTTGAAGGAGTAGAAATGGGCAGCGTTCCTGTTGATTATGGTTTACCAACTGGAGAAAAAATGACAGTTGGTGGAGTACAGACTGATGTAGTAACTTCAACTGCTCAACCATTACAAACTAAAATGGCTAATTTACAACAGTCAGATTGGGATGCATTAGGTATTGATAAGAATGTTCAAAGAGATTTTACAGATATGGAACTGGCTAAAATTAACGATTATCAACCAACAAACATTGCTCAGTCTAAACCATTAGACTATACTAAAGATTTAACTCCAATGTCACAATATACTCCTGACTCTAAATTTATAGTTCAAGCAGGTAAAGCATCACCTGCACAAGTAATGAGTTCAGAAGACTTTTTAGCTCAACAATCTTTACAAGACCCTAATGGCTTTACACAGGTTCGTAATAATGTAAAAGTAAATAGTAGAGCAGTAGGAGAAATTAATGTTGATGAATTAACGTATGATACATATGATGTTCCAACAAAAGAGTTAACTTCAGACCAAATTAAACAAATTAATAGAAATAATTCAACAATAGACTATTTTAATGACCAAAGAGATAGGATAGTAAATGCTGCTACATTTGAAGATGGTACTATTAATCCTGAGTTTAATGAATTAGATAGAACTATGGTTGGTTTAAAACGAGGGGCAGCTTTAGCAGCAGGAGCAGAAACATTACTTAATACTGCTACAGAAGAAGAACCTATGGAAAGTAGTGCAGGAAATATTCAACCTATGTTAGCATATAATATAGAAAGTCCTACAGATTATTCTCAAGCTTATGCTAATGCTTTCCAAGGTGCAGGATATGTTGGAGCAAATGATTTTAATAGTTATGCAAATGCAGGATATTATGGAGGTGACCCTTTTTCAATAGCTCAATATAATAGAGTAAGAGCACCTCAACCAACAGTTCGTTTAGGAGGATAAAATGGCAGATGTAAATCCAAATGCAGCATTAAGTGAAGAAGATATACAGTTTTTAGAAACTAGAACTGGACCAATTCCGGGTCAGTCTTTAACAAATAATACTGATAATAAATATCCATGGGAACAACCTCCTATGTTTACTAATAGAAGAGAAGCAGAAGTTTATATATTAGAAGAACTAACTACTCCTGAATCTTTTATAGCTATTACAGATATATTAGCAGATGATATTCCTGTTGATATTGTAGCTCGTACATATTTATTTAGTGGATATAATAGAGGATTATGGAATGTAGATTTAATGTTATTATTAGCTGAGTCTACTATGTTTATTTTAATGGCTCTTGCAGAAAAATTAGATATAGATTATGAATTATATGCAGGTGATAAAGCAGAAAATAGTATTGACCCTGACAATCAAGAACAAATATTTGATAAAGCAAATGATGTTCTTAAGAAACAAATTCGTAAAATTGATTCAGGTGATGTAAAACCTCCTGCATTTATGAATAAAGAAATAGAAGAAAAGTTAGAAGCTATACCAGAAGAAACTGTAGAACAAGCTAAAAGTTTATTAAGTCCAGATGAAGAAGAACCAAAACAATCAGAAAGTTTATTAGGAGTATAAAATGGCAAGTCCATACACAAAAGATATTACAAAATCAAGTGCTTTTAAACAAGTAACTGGACAAGACCAAGATAAATTTGACCAGTTTTTACAAGGTGCTGTACAAGTTAAAAAAGCTTATAATAATCAAGTAACGAATAATATTGATGCTTTAAGAGAAGATAAAGTATTAGAAATACAAAAGAAAAAATTATTGCTAAAAGGTTTAAATGGAGTTAGTACAATTCAAAAAGATATTGAACAAAATTTTAATAATAATGTTGATGCTTGGGCAAGAAACTATGCTCAAAAAGAATTAAAAAATGAAGCTTTATCTAAGTATGGAATAGAAGAAACAACAGCTAATCAAGTTGATTTAGTTCATCCTGATGCTGCTTATGGAGATTGGATAAACAAAAGAGCACAAGGAATTGCAGATAATTATAACAATTTAGTAAATGAATTAGATAGTGTTGGTTTACCTTATAGAGATATTGAAGAAGGTAAAACTTTTATAGACAATGCTTATCAAGCTGCTTTTAATGGATTAGAACGAGATAATAGATTTAATATACTTAATTCTGTTGGTTCATTATTTAGAGGACATGGTTTAGGAAATAAAAGTGCATCTGAATTAAAAGCTGATTTTGATAGAAATATTGCTAATAGTTCTTTATCAGAAATAGAATCAATTAATAATACGTTTAAAGCTTTATATGGAGCAAATCCTGCTTTAGCAAAAGATTATGAAGATGTTATTAGAAAAGCAGATATTAGACAAGGAGTAGAGACATCAAGTAGCGAAGTAAAAGAAGAAGAAAGATTTGATAGAACAACAGGAAGAACTTATAAAGTTAGATATCAAGAAGTTTATCATAGTTACAAAGATAAACTTGGTAGACCTCAAACATTTGTTTCAATAGAGCCTGTAAAAGGAACAGGAGCTAAAATAGATATAACACCTGCACAAACTATTAATGCTATTAATACTTATTTACAATTATTAGAACAAGATGGACACGAAGCTTTTTTAGGTTTATTAAAAGACGTTGAACCATATCAAGCTTTTATGAAAATAAGAGGACAATTTGGTAAATCATTAACTCAGTTAGAAGCAGAAGCTTTACGTCAAAAACTTGCTCCTGAGATTATGTCTAATTGGAATGTTATACAAGAAAGTTATATGGTAACTAATCCAGCAACAGGAGCACAAGACTTTAGAGCAGACATTAAAGCTTATAGAGAAGACCCAAATAAAGTAGCTAAACCTACAGGTTATTATCATAATATTAATGAATATGCAAAAGATATAATGGGATTTGCTTTAGATGTAGAACCTATGAATCCTAATTATAGATTCCCTGATAGAAAAACTTATACAGTTGATGAAGGATTGTCAACATCAAGTGCATGGAAAAATTTTGCAACAGATAAAAATCTTATTAGGGGAATTAGAGATGACCTTGATTTATCTATAGAGTTTGAACAAGATTTATTAAGAGATTTTGAAGCAGGTATATATGATAATGTAGATAAGTATGGTAATTATTTTCCAATGCAAAATGAACAACTTCTTTTACAAACTGTAGAACAAACAAAAAGAAAACTTTATATAGCACCAGAAGTACTAGACCAATTAGGTTTAGATTCATTGGAATTTGATGGTGGTGCAAAAATAGGATATAATGTTGTAAGTAAAAAATTAGTATTACAACCATTCTCAAATCAATCTTTATTGACTACAGGAACTCAAGAAAAACAAGTTGAACCTACTAGAGCAGAAGGTGGTTTCTTTACAAGAACTTTACAATCTATAAATGACATACCAGTTCTAGGAGCAGTTACAGAAGAAATATTTGGAGATAAATTTGGTGATAACTTTACTGACTATTTAGTATTTATACCTATAGGAGGTCTTGGAGTTATGGGTTTTAGATTAGGAACACAATTAACTAAATCGGCTCTAAAGAAAACTTACGAAAAATTAGGTAAGAAAATGTTACAAAAAGGATATGACCCATTTAAAGAAGGAGCTAAATACGGTACAGTAAGTCAATCAGGTAGAAGTGTAGAACTACAATCTATTGGTAGAGATTTAATTAAATCTAATGCTATAGACCCAATTAAAAAAGGAACAGCTATTATTGTTGGTAAAGATACTAAAGGAAGATTGTATAGATTAGGTGGAGCAGCTTCTGTTCCTGTTATTGAAACTTACACAACTCCTGACCCTGAAGAATAAAAAGGATTACTATGTCTACTGATTGGAATGAAGTTCTAACAAATAGTTATAAAACAAACCCTTTAGAAACAACATCTTCATCGTCTTTTAAACCTATTAAAGGTAGAGACGATGCATTACGCTATGCAATGAAAATGGGTATGTCTGATTCTATGCGTGGCATACAACAAATGTATGGCAACATTGCAAATGATGAAGAACTTCTAGAGTCTTTAAAATCTAAAGACGAAAAACTAAAACGAATATTAGAACATCCTAAATATGGTAGTGATGCGTTAAAGTATTACTTAGGCTCTGCTGTAGCACTTGACCCTGTAGGTTGGATACCTTTTGTAGGTTGGGGAAAAAAAGCTGATACACTTGGTAAAGCTACAAGATATGGTGCAGGTATGGGAGGAGCATATGGTGGTGTAGCTTATGTAGGAGAAGGAGAAAGTAGACTTTATAACACAGTAGCTTCTGCTACATTAGGAGGAACTTTAGGATATGGAGCAGCTAAAGTAGGTAAAGCAGTTTCTAAATACTTAGGTAAAGAAGATGTAAACTTTGCTCCATCTATTACAGATAGAGAACAAAAAAATTTAGAAGATAGAGCATTACTTTCTCGTATGGATAAAACTCCAACACAAGAAGAAATGGATGAAGCTATTAATAAAACTATTAATAGTTTACGAGATGAAAAGCCTAGTGAAATGATGCCATCAATAAAATCTTTTTATCAAGAAAATGGTGGTAATAAACTTTGGGATGTAGCAGTTCAAAACTGGGGAACAGGTTTAGTAGGAGCTGCAGCAGGTTTAGGAGGTTATAATGCTTTTGATGACCCTGAATCTACAGAAGCTCAAAAAATTACAGCAGGTTTAATTTTAATGTTAGGTGGTGGATTAGCTACAAAAGCTATAGGTAAATTTGCACTTAATGATGAAGATACTGTATCTACTCTTATGTCAAAAGGTATTGTAGATAATTATGGTTTACCAAAACAATATACAGAATTAGTTAAAAAAAGTTTTGGTGATGTTAATGCATTGTCGCACAGATTTATTGAAATAGTTAGAAAAACACAAACATTAACACCAGAAGAAAATAAAGTATTATATGGAATGATATCAGGAGAAATAGATAATCTTCCTGATTTAGTTGGGTTTAGTAAAGAAGCAAGGTCAGTTATTAAAGATACTGGACAAGCTATGGTTGATGCAGGTCTGCTTTCTGAAAAAGTATTTCAAAAAAATGTAGATACTTATTTACATCGTAGTTACATGAAACATGTAATGAAACCTGACGGTGACCCTAATGTTTATCAAGCATCTAGAGAATTAAAAATTATTGGTGATGAATTAAAACCAAGAGGTGCATCTAATGAAAAAGTAATTACTATTAAAGCTTATGAAAATAGTTTTAATCCTAAAAGTAAAAATTTTGGAAGATACTCAGACTATGAAGTACAACCTGTAGTAGCTATGGTTTCTTCTTCTGTTTATGATAAACGTATGGAAAAACTAGCTCGTAAAAAAAGATTTACACTAGAAGATTATAGACTAAATAAAACTATTACAGACGTTAGAGATTGGAAAGTTGTTGATGAAGCAGATGGAACAACATACTTAGAAAGTACAAAAAAAATTAATTTACGTAGAGATTATAATAAAGAAGAAAGAGTAGCAATGGGAGAAATTGAAGACGCTTCTTTTGCAATAGCTGAAACAGGTAGACTTATGACAAATGATTTAGCTATTTATAAACTGTATGAAAATATTGCTAAATCATCTGATTTATCTATGCCTAAAGTTGCATTTGATGCAAAAGTAGCTCAAGGATTAATTGATGAAACACAATGGATAAGAGTAGCTGATGATTCTGTAGCTTCTAATATTGGTAAAATAGATGGAGAACCTATAAAAAGATATGGACAATTAGCAGGTCGTTATATTCCTAAAGAAGTTTATAAAGATTTAACTAAAATAAATAAATTAAAATCTGAAGACGGAGCACTTTTAAATGGTTATCTAGCTACAAATAGACTTTGGAAAAAAACTAAAACAGCTTGGAATCCCGTAGTTCATGTAAACAATACAGTTTCTAATATAATTCTTTATGACCTAGCAGATGCTAATTATAAATTTATGGCACGAGGTTTTGATGAATTACGTAAAGGTTATGAGAATGCAGCAGATGCAGACTTGTATAGACTAGCTCAATCATATGGAGTATTTGATGTAGATATGGTTAGCAAAGAATTAAATAAAGAAGTAAACGAAACTTTATCTAAAACTTTACAAAATTTATCTGATGAATTAAATCCAGAAATTGTAAATGCTCAAAATTATTCTGCACAAACTTTTAAACAATTAGCATCTAAAGGATATAAAATGACAGCAGGTAAACTAGAAAGTTTATATCAGTCAGAAGATGCAGCATTTCGTATGGGATTGTTTATGGATAGAATTTCTAAAGGAATGAGTCCTGCAGAAGCTGCTGCAGATGCTAAAAAATGGTTTATTGATTATGATATTAATGCTCCATTTATTAATTTTATGAGAAGATTCCCTACTCCATTTTTATCTTATACTTATAGAGTAGTGCCTTTACTTGCAGAAGCAGCTATTAGAAGACCTTGGAAGTTTGCTAAATGGTCAACAGGTGCTTACATGTTAAATGAAGCAGGTAAAAAATATGGAGCAGGAAACGAAGAAAAAGAAAGAATTTTAATGAGAGATGCCATGAAAGAAAAACTTTTTGGTATTCCTTTCTTACCCGGAACTACAATTAAAACTCCATTTACTTCTGAACGAGGAGAAGATATTCCTTTATATTTAGATGTTAAAAGATTTATTCCGGGTGGTGATGTATTTTCTCTTGGAGAAAAAAGTATTGGTATACCTATACCATTTACAGATAAATCTATTAAAATACCTGAAACATTAGCTCCTAGTTTTGGAGCACCCGGAGAAATTTTCATTCCCTTGCTTACTGGAGTTGACCCTTTTACATTACAAAAATTAGATGGGTTAGGTATGGGTAATGATGATAAAGTTAAAATGCAACATATACTAAGTAGATTAACTCCGAATATTCCTTCTACTGCTTTAACTTATCCTTTGTTTGGTAACACAGATAACTGGTATCCTTTTAGTCAATCATTTGGTTCTAAAAAAATTAGTAAAGCTTTTCGACAGGCAGAGACAGGAGCTTCATCTAGATTTGCTACAGATTTTACACCTTTTGAAGCTATTATGAGTACCTTTGGTTTTAAACTACAACCAGTACAATTTGAAAAACTTATGGGCATTAAGAATGCAGAGTTTTCTAGAGGATATGCAACTGCACGTAAAAAAATATATCAATTAGGAAAACAAGTCAGAGAAGGTAGTATGTCTGTAGAAGAAGCACAAGAAGAAGCACAAGAAGTTTATGAAAGACTAGAACAATTAACTAATAAATATAACGCTATACAAGACCAACTTAAAAGAGTTGAAAAGAGTTTAGGTGGTATGGTTAGACATCAATATAGTTTAGGTGGTAGTGTTCAAGTTCCTTTAGCTGAAGAACTACAAGCATTACAACTACAAGCAGAAAGTGGACAAGCTACTACATTAGACAATCAAGATTTATATAGAGAAACATTAAGTGATTTACAAAAAGCACAGCCACGAAAACCATTAAGCATCGGTGGTGCTGCAACAAAACTTATTAAACTTTATCATGGGTCAGGAAAAACATTTGATGTTTTTGATAAAGATAAATCTATTATGGGATTAATGGGTAAAGGTTTATATTTTACTCCTGATAAAAAAACAGCAATGAAATATACAGATACATCTCCAAAAAATCTTAAAAAGATGTATGGTAAAAAATATATAGATGAAATAATAGAATCTAAAAAAGATGCTATGGATAAAATCTTATATGAAGTAGAAGCTTCATTAGCTGATAATGAAGTTTTATTAGTTAATACTTTTAAAAAACAAGACAAAGATATACAACAAAAATTAAAATCTTTAGTTAATGATTATAATTTAACTGTAGATTATAATTCAAAAGGATTAGTAAGTCAAGTGTTAAAACAATTAGGAGATGAAAGTTCTAATATTTTACCTATGTATGGTATTAAAGCTATTAAAAAAGATTTTACTTCTTCCCCACTAAAAGGTAAAACTTTAGGAGGAGATATAGAATATTCTATTTTTGATGAAAGTATTTTAGATATTAAAAAACGTATTCCTTTAAATCAAGGAAACTTAGTTAGTCAAGAAGATGACCCTGCTGATACTAAGATAGAAGGTACAAATGTAACCTTTAATGAAATGGCAGGTAAAGTAGAACAAAAAACTCCAGAGCCTGTAACTCAAATACCTGCAGGACAAGAGTTTACTCCTGTTGAAACAGTACGAACTTTAGATTTAATTAGAGAAAATAGAGGTGATGCAGTTGCTGATTCTTTACAAAGATTTGGAAACAAAGTAGCAGAAATAGAATCTAATAATATGCCTAGTAGAATACAAGATATTGAACTTGACAATGGACAAATAATTGCAGATGGTCCCGGAAGAGGTAAATATCAATATGAAATGTTTTATAGAGGTGGTTCAGGTGCTGCAAAAACTGCAATAAATAGCACTATAAATTTATACAAAAAATATAATCAAAAAGTTCCTGAAGAATTATACAAATTATCTTTACAAGAAGATGTTGATTTTTCTAAACTACCCGAATCTTTACAAGATGATATATTTTATGCTAGTTCTGCACAAAAGAAAGAGTTTAAATTAGATGATTTAGCAAGTGGAAAACTATCTGAAAAAGACGCATGGTTAAATTATCATTGGGCAGGTAATGATGAAGAAAGAGGAAAGAAAGCTAAACAATGGGAAGAAAGATTTAAAGAAATCGAACAAAGCTTGACAAATTAATTTTAAGAACCTATAATAAACTATGTTACTTTACAGAGAATCAGATTTAGATAGTGCTTGGCACATTGATTGTAAAGCAAGAACAAAACAAAACATACCGTGGCTTCCTAGAGAAGACTTTAGAGACATCTACGAAAAATTAGTAGCTTTTCATATTAATAAAGCATTGCAAGAACAAACATTAGAACTTGACAATGATGTTCCTGAGTGGGTACAAATTGCAGTTCGTAGTACATTAGATGAATTAGAATTAGATTTAGACGAATAATGGGAATACCTTTTGAAATAATTACAATGCTTGGTTCTACCATACTTGGTGGACTTATGAGTATGTGGTCGCAATCAATAAAAGCTAAACAAGCTCAACAGGCTATGTTAATGGAACGAGCTAAGTTTCAAGCTGAAACTGTTAAAGATGCTAGAGAATATGAGAACGCAGGTTTTCAATGGACTAGAAGAATTATTGCACTTACAGCTATATTTTCTATTGTAGTATTTCCTAAAGTAGTTGCTGTATTTTTTCCAGAAATTTCAGTAGTTGTAGGATATACAGAATTTAGACCGGGATTTTTCTTTATACCTGAAAAAGAAGTAATGGCATGGAAACAAATGTACGGATTAGTAATTACTCCTCTAGACACTAACTTAGTTGGTGCTATAGTAGGTATGTATTTTGGAGGTAGTTTAGTTAAAAAATAATGGAAAAAACTATCAACGATATAATAAATAAAAACAAAAATGAACCTCAAGATAATTGTTACAAAGGATTATTTTGGGATTTAGAAACCAGAAAATTCCTAAGATGGAATGAACTTAATAAAAAGGAGCGTAAATAAACTGAAAGCAGTGACCAGTAGTGTCTGCGTTATATGTATTGTGGCTTGGTTTTACGTAATAGTTTCGGGATACTATTACTTTTTCTAACCACTACTAAGACTAAAGAGTAAATTAAAAGAACGCTATTGTTAGCTTCACAGGGAAGTTGCACTTTAAAATTATAAAAACAAAATGGGAGACGAACAATATCCTTCAGGTAGATTTGGTGGAGACATGGACAGGAATGAGGTTGAAATTGACCTCAATAAGTTCATGGCTTTGCTACAGGAGAAGTCTGAACTTAAAGATAGAATCCGAGAACTAGAGGATGAATACAATCGTAACCCTTTCCAGAAAGTAATATTTATAGCCGAAGCTATTGATAGTTGGAGAATTATTCCAAGAGCTTTTTTAGGTGTATATATGTATTTATTATACTATACAACTTTTTGGTTTATGGCTTTACCTGAACCAACATTTGAACAATCAGGTTTAATCTCAATAGTTGTAGGAGCAGGTGCAGCTTGGTTTGGTCTTTACACAAACTCACATAAAACAGATTTTTCTAAAGGAGATAAAAAGTGAAAAAAGGGGTGATATTACTTTTATTAAGTAGTTTATTTATATATGCAGACCAAACAGGAGATTGTACAGCAGGTGAACAATATTGTGAACAAAATAGTTTAGATACAACTAATACTACAACTACTACTAATACAAATACTAATACAAATACTAACACAAATACAAATACAAATACGAACACAAACACTAATACTAATACAAACACTAATACTAATACCAATACAAATACTAATACGAACACAAATAACAGTACGAGTACTAATTCAAATACTAATGTTAATACAAACAATACAACATCAGATAATACAAATACAAATATAAATACATCAACAAGTACCAATAATTCTACAGTTAATCAAACTGTTACAAATAATACTACATCAACAAATACTAATAACAATACATCAGTTTCTACAAATACAAATGTTAATAAATCTACTTCGGAATCAAACGTCACGACTGATAACACGAATAATAATACCAATAATAACAATACCGTATCTGATAATACTAATAGAAATATTAACGAGTCAAATTCTACCCAAACTATAAATCAAAATGTTAAAACTAAAGCTCCTCCTGCTTCTGCTATTGCTCCTAGTATCATGTCTTATTCACAGGATTTATGTACAACAGGAGTTTCAGGGGCTTTTCAAGGGCAGATATTTGGTATCTCAGGTGGGAAAGCAGTACGTGACGAAAACTGTGAACGATTAAAACTTTCTAAGTATCTATACGATACTGGTATGAAAGTAGCTTCGGTGTCTATATTATGTCAAGACTCAAGAGTTTTTACTGCTATGGAAATGGCAGGAACTCCATGCCCTTATCAAGGTAAAATTGGAAAAGATGCAGAACAAGCTTGGAAAGAAAATAAACAAGACAGACCAGATTATCAAGAACTTAAAGAAAAATATATAGCACATTGTAAGACTACCAGAAATGGAAAAGGAAAAAAGAAATCAGGAAGAACTTGTCGAAACGAGTTCTATTCATCAAACTAAAAGTGACTTACGACAAGTACTTGAACTTTTGGCTGCACTTACAGTTGGAATTACTCTTTTAGTTGTTTCATTAAAAGTAACAGCTTCCTATATATACGAGAACAATCAAAACCTTTTTGACCTAACAAATCAAACAGGCACTACAAATCTAAACTCAGGTGACGACCAGTTATCTGCAGCATTTAATCTAGACAATTCCTTTACATTTTATGGCACTGCTTACGACTCAGCACGTATGGCTACGAATGGTTGTCTACATTTTGGTTTAGGTACAGGCAATATAAACTATAATAATTATTGTGGTGATTATACACCTGACCCTTTACCTCAATATACTAATACAATGTTTCCTTTCTGGACAGATTTAATTAGAGATAATAATTCTAAGATGCTTGCTAAAAACTTTAATGATAAAGCTGTGTTTGGTTGGTACAATATGAGAGAGTATAATCGAAGTGGTTCAGACAATAGCTTTGAAGTTGTGTTGTGGAACAACAATACCTTTGAGTTTAGGTATGGTGAGTTAGACATCATACAACATGATGTTCTTATAGGTGAACAAGGAAGTACATCACAATACTACCAGTACCTTTTTTATGATGAATGTAATACAGGTACAACAAATATAGCAGGTACATGTGTAAATGTAGACTGGAATAACTCGTCAAATAATACATTGTTAGAAAATGGTGGTAGTTTATATGGTGTAGGTTCAGGAAACAGTATTGATTGTAGTGACCCTCTAAACGATATTAGTTGTTCTGGCTATGCAGCAGCTTATTTAACACAGCAATGTAATTTAAATTCTTTATATGATATGTCATGCCCCTTTTATTGGGAAGCCTATGATGACCAACAATGCGATGAAGACCCACAATATGCTCCGTTCTGTGCAGGATATAGAATGGAAAACTCAATAGCTTATTTTGTCGAAGAAGAGTTTGACTATGGATACGAAGAAGAATATAATATAATAGAACAAGATGAATATTTTCAGGATAATGAAATATATTTAGTAGAAATTGAACCTATTGAAGAATGGTACGAAGAAAGTTTTGAATGGGAAGAAGAACCCTACGAAGAATATATAGAAGTCTGGACTGAACCAGAAGAAATATTTATTAGTTTTGAACCACGAAATGAATTTGTAGAAATTTTTGACGTTGAAGAACTTATAAGTTTATATGAATTTGAAACAATAATTAGAGAGGAATTAGAAAATGATGTTAGACATGATGAAACAAACGAGAGAGAAAATTTTGAAACTTTGGAGGAACTTGAAGAGTGGTTTGAAGAAACTTCAGATGAAGTTGCAGATTTGGGTAGACCCGAAGAACGAGTGGTTATGGAAGAAACCAGAGGAAATCAAACCGAAGAAGAAGAAATCAACGAAGAAGAAAGCACCGAAGAAAAAAGCTCAGTAAGAATGTCAGCTTTGGCAGTTGTAGCTAATACTATACAAACTGCTAGAAATAGTGTTTCTGGCTCCATAAGTGGCTCTAGTGCAACAAATAGCTCTAATGTGTCTAGCAGTAGTACATCAAGTAATACGGGTGGAATTAGCACTACAAACTCTCCTAGTATTTCTGACCAAGTAGTTTCAGCAACTGCACAAAACCAACAAGTTTTATCTATGAGTAGTGATAACGGAAGTTTTTCTAATGGAAATGTCACTGTAACATTTATGCCTGACGCAAATGGTGCACAAAATGTAGCAATAGTAGATGTTCAAGTACAAGATATGCAGGGTGAAATAGATACTGCAATATCAGGTGTAATGACAGCTAGTGAAGCTGACCAAATTGCAGACACAATTATTGCAAATAACATTAAAGAACAACAAGAACAAGCAGAGCAAGAACAAGAAGAAACAGGACAGTATGCAGACAGTACCACTTTGGTAGCATATTTAGGATATGTTGCAGGTTTTGATGCTTATAAACAAGCTCAGATACCACAACAACAAACGTGGTACGAACCTAGAACTATTTATACAGATACAGTATTAGCAGATAATACACAAGCTTTTTATGGATTAGCAGGTGCTAGTCTTGAAACATTGGGTGACATGATAAACATGCAACCAAACTTATAACGGAGAAAAATATGGAATGGTTTGAAAATAAAACGACACAGCTTATTGCTTTAGTTAGTATCGTTGGAACTTTAGCAGGATTTGGATATACTGGTGCTACGTATATTAATAGACTAGAAAATCTTGAAGATAAAATAATTAAAGCCGAAGAAACAGATGACGGATTAGGAGAGATTGAAAAAAGATTTGAATCTTTAGATACTTCTATATCTTACATTAATAAAACTTTAGATGCAGAAAACACAGGAGTAATTGCTAAATTAGATTCAATTAATTTATTACAGTCTCAAATAGAAGGACTGTCTATTGCTGTTCGAGAACTAGAAAAAGACGTAGACAAACTTGAAGAAGATAGCAGTAATCCATTAGCTAAGTAATTTTAGTATTTAACGCATTTAACTCAGCTTCTAAGTTGTCGTGTATTTTTAATAGTTTTTGTTTTGTTTCTCGTAATATTGTTTCAACAACTTTTAATTCGTAATCTTTAAAAACTGTGTTAGCTTTATCGTAAGGAAGACTAGACGTTTCTGTAACTAATCTTCCTTTTGAATCAAAAATTACTTTAAATGAAATAATATTAGCTTCCGATGCTTTCATTATTTATCTCCGTAAAGTTTACAACATCTTGTCTACCACGTAGTCCTGCTTTCATATACGAAGTAGCACGACCTTCAAAGAAGTTTTGATGTTCAACACCCATTACTTCATCTAACCACCCAAGAGGGTTCTCTCGTTGGTCGTAGTTAGTTTTTAATCCAAGCTGTAATAATCTTCTATCAGCTATGTATCTATTGTACGCATACATATCTTTCTTAGTAAGTCCTTCAAGGTCACCCATATCAAATACTAAGTCTAAAAACTTGTCTTCTAGTTCTACCATTTGTCTACAGATTTGATATATTTCTTTCTTGAAATCATCTGTCCATATCTCTATGTTCTCTTGGACAAACTCTCTAAACAATTTAGTCATAGCTTCAACGTGCATAGATTCATCACGAATAGAATAAGTAACAATCTGACCCATACCTTTCATACGACCAAACCTAGGAAAGTTTAACAAAATTGCAAAACTAGAAAACAACTGTAGTCCTTCTGTAAAGGCTGAGTAAACTGCTAAAGTTTTTGCAATACTTTTTTTATCTGACTTAGTTGTTTTAATCTTATGTACGTACTCATGTTTGTCTGACATTTCTTCATACTCTGCAAAAGCTTTGTATTCTATTTCAGGCATACCTACTGTATCAAGTAATAAGCTGTAGGCATGTTGATGTATAGACTCCATGTTTGCAAATGAACCCATCATCATTCTAGCTTCTGGCTTTCTAAATATACGCATATATCTATCAACATATCCTGACCCAACATCTACATCTGACTGAGTGAACAGTCTAAATATTTGTGTTAGTAAGTTTTTTTCTTTATCAGATAACTCTTGCCAATCTTTTACATCTGTGTGTAAAGGTACTGACTCTGGCATCCAATGCATTTGATTTTGTAATACGTAGTAATCAAACATCCATGGGTTGTCAAAAGGTTTGTAATAATCTCTTGTTCCAAGTAAACTCATTTTTATTCTCCATTAAGGTAACTAGCATATTGTGCTAATAACCATTTATTATATTTTCTTCTATATTCTTCTTCTGTATATGTGGCAGAGTGTGGTGTTTTATTTTCATCACAATGGTCTAACCACATACGTCTACAAAACTGACTAAATTTTTCTTGTTCGTCTTTTGTCATGTTAAAACTCCTTGAGTAGTAAATCAAGTTTTTCTTGAGCATTAGCCATTTTTTCCATAAGTAAATCCATAGACTCAATTATGTGAGGATGTTCTGCCACACCCATACCTAACTCAAAGTAAGTTTTTAATTCTGATTTTGCAATAGCAATATCAGCTTCATATTTTTTTTGCAGGGCATCAAATCTACCCTCGTACATACTATCAAATTTATCTTCCATATTCTTATCCTTCACAGGCTATGCATTCTGTGTCTTCTAAATTAATTCTTGGTATTTTTATATTTACATTTTCAGCAGCTCTAGCTGAGTCAGACCTGAAATAGTATAGTGACTTTAGTTTGTGCATAGCATACCAATGTACATCATTTAAATATTGTAAATACTCATCGTGTGTTTCTTGACTCTCTGTAGCTTTAGGAGGAACAAAGAATAAATTAACACTTTGACTTTGACAAATATATTGTTGTCTCATGTGTGCATGTTCTACAATCCAAATTTGATTTATCTCGTCAGCAGTTTTAAATATTTCTTTTTCTGCTTCTGTAAAAACATGACCCATGTGTTGAATTGAACCTTTATTTGCTGAAATATCTTTCCAAACTAATTCAAGTTCTTTCTTACTTAATTCTTTTTTCTTTAAGATTTTTTCTAAGTATTTATTTTTAACTTGGTAAGAACCCGATAAAGTTTTGTGTGTATATATGTTTGCACGATATGGCTCAATACTAGGGGAAGTACCACCACATATAATACTACTACTGGCATTAGGAGCAACAGCCAAAAGATTAGCGTTACGCATACCTGAACCAGACACATCAGGAGCTTCCCCACGAGTTTCAGCCAGAAACTTACTTGCTTCCATTGCTTTACTCTTAATATATCCGAAAGCTTTATTATTAAATCCCGTTGAGAAAATTCCTTCAAATGGGATATTATTTTTTTGTAAGTAAGAATGAAATCCCATTGCTCCCAAACCGAGTGACCTCTCTCTATAAGCTGAGAAGCTCGCTTTGGTAAAGCCTTCTTTACCTGCTCGTATATGGTTTTTAAACCTTTTAAAATTTGCATTGTAGTCTCCTAGTTCTGTTGTATCTATTGCATTGTCTATAAAGTGTTGAATAACATTATCCAACATTGTTATTAAATCTTTAATAAAGTTATCATCATTTGACCATTCATCAAAGTATTCTAAGTTTACACTAGACAAACAACAAACAGCAGTTCTTTCTTCGTTTGTCGGTAAAGTAATCTCTGAACATAAATTACTTTGTCTAATTTTTAAACCTAAATCTTTTTGTTCCTTTGGTAAAGCATTATTACACGTATCAATATTAATCATGTAAGGTTCTCCTGTTTCTGCTCTAGTATTTATAATCTGCCACCATAAATCTCTAGCATTAACAGTCTTAACTGCTTCATTTGTTTTAGGGTCTATTAATCTCCAATCATTATTATCTTGAACTGCTTGTAAAAACTCATTGGTAATATTAACTCCATTATGTATATTTAAACATTTTCTATTTATGTCTCCACCTGACTCTTTCCGTATATTTATGAACTCTTCTATTTCAGGGTGACTAATATCCATGTAAGATGCATAGCTACCTCTTCTTGTAACTCCCTGATTAAATGCTAACATTTGGGAGTCAACTACTTTCATGAATGGAATTGAACCAGTAGAACGACTATTGTTAGAAGTAGCGATGCCATTACTCCTAATATCTCCCCAATATCCACCAATACCACCACCTGAACTAGCGAGCCAAATGTTCTCCACATGATGAGAAGATAACCCACCAAGACTGTCAGGTACGTAATTGAGAAAACAGCTAATAGGTAAACCCCTAGTTGTTCCCCCATTGCTAAGAATAGGAGTGCTAAACATGAACCATAAATCGGAACTGTAGTTATAAAGTCTTTGAGCCAACTCAAAATCCGTGACCCCCTTGAAGGTCGCTGAGAAGACTGACGCTCTTGCAAATGCTTCTTGTGCATGTGTTTCTCCTGATGCTTCGTAAAGATACCTATCTCTCAAAGTATCTAAACTAAATTTATTTAATTTACTTTCTTTACTGTAATCTATTTTAATACCTAAGTATTCTTTTTGACCAACTTTATCTTCAATCACTTGTATCTCCTAAATGATAGTCTTTATCCTCTAAAGCTATAGCTATTATAGCATAATGTATAATCTTTAACAAATCATATTCAGCGTCATTACCTTCTTTCTTACCACACCTCATAGCATACTTCATAATATTGCCCATGCAAAAACCTTTGCCATGCCCTGCATCAATAATCATATCAGTAGCTTGATATTGTCCTTGGGCATAATGTCTCTCATATGTACCGTCTACATATCTTTGAACTTGTTGTATTATATTGTCTTCATTAAATTTATATTCCATAATTATTCTTTCCATTCTTTAGGTAGTG